AATGTTAAGCATCATGAATTAAGATTTGGCAAACCTGTGTACGATATGTTTATCGACGATAAAAATTTTAATTCAGAAGATTTTTTCAATGGAAAGCATAAAGCAATTAATCCAAAAATTTAGAAAATAAAATGTATTTTAAAAAAAGACAAGTTTTAAGTTTTTACGGATCTCATGATGCTTCTGTTACTTTTATAGATAAACATCAAAAATTAAGAGTTTTAGAATATGAAAGATTTGTCAGAAAAAGATATGCTATGTATTCGAGCGATTATGACAACTGGGAGCTCGGATCAAATGAAAACACAAGAATCGAATTTCTAAAACATGTTTGCACAAATATAAACCCAGAAGAAATTAAAATTGTTTTATTTTTACACTTATCTGATTTGGATAAGAATCTAATAAAATCTTTTTTTCCTAACGCCGATTTTGTTTTATGTAATCATCATACAGCTCACGCAGCAAGCTCCTTTTTTACTAGTGGTTTTGAAAAAGCTTTTATTATCTCAATTGATGGAGGAGGTATAGAAAATAACCAAGTTGTTTTCACAAAAACATTCTTAGGCGAAAAAGAAACATTAAACGATCTTGATTCTTTACAAATAAACCTAGGAGGCCCTTATGGATATGTAGGTTGCCCTATTTCTGAAATAAATCCCGGCATAGATTCTAAGGAAAATTCTTTAGCATACGCTGGAAAAGTTATGGGGATTTGTGCTTATGGAAAAATTAGAGAAACATGGATTAAACCAATAGAAGATTTTTACAAATCAAGAATGTATGATGGCTCAAACAACAAAAAGTTATCAAAAGATATAGGGTTAGATATTTATTTTAACAGCCTGAAAGGGCAAGACTCCTACGATTTAGCAGCAACATCTCAATTTGTTTTCGAAAAAATATTTTTTGATTATTTTTGGGATGAAATAGTTAAGCTAAACACAGATGTAATTCTAACCGGAGGCTGTGCTTTAAACGTGCTATTAAACCAAAAACTTGCAGAACGGTTAAAAACAATTAATAAAAAACTTTACATAAGCCCTAACCCTAACGACTCTGGATTATCCATGGGTATGTTTTTAAATTTTCTTAAATTAAAAATATCAGAAAATTTTGTTTATGGTGGGCTTGATATATTAGACGCAAATAAGTTTGATTATTACAAGAAACAAAGATCTCATATAAGAGCTTCTGCTGAAGAAATAGCGAAAAGTTTAAAAACTGGTAAAATAATAGGCATTATTGAAGGAAAATCAGAAATAGGACCAAGAGCTTTAGGAAATAGAAGTATTATATGTAATCCGTCAATTGAAAACATGAAAGACATACTTAATGCTAAAGTTAAATTTAGAGAATGGTACAGACCTTTTGCTCCAGTTTGCCGCGAACAAGATAAAGATATATTTTTTGAAAATTGTTTTGAATCAAAATATATGAGTTATGCACCAAAAGTTAAAGCTCCTTACAACACAAAATTACCAGCTATTACTCATCAAGACGGAACAGCCAGACTTCAAACCGTAACGAAAAAAGACCATGAATTATTTTATAATATTTTAACTGAAATGGAAAATATCGGTGAAACACCTATTATACTTAACACTTCATTTAACATAAAAGGGTTGCCTATATTATCTTCTTATGCAGATGCATTTTATGTAATGGACAATACTGAGCTAGATCAAGTTTACAGTAACGGAATATTATTCACCTAAATGAAAGAGAAAAAATATGTTCTTTGCGCAAGAGGATCTTTTGACGTTAACGGAGGAAAAGCCAGCTATGACCGTGGAACCCCACAAGATCAGACCGAAGCGGCAACAGAGTTGATATATAATAGATTATTTTTAATTCATTTGCTGCAAACAAAACAAATAACCAAGCAACACACAATTGTAACTCTCCCAGAAAGAAAGTTTTTATATGAAAATATTTTCGACAACGTAATAAATTATGACCCCACAATTGATAATTATGATTACAATATTGTGGATTGCGATGTATGGAATAAAATAAAATATAAACCTTTTTATCCCCATTATGAAAGAGATAAAGAAATCATACATAAAATAACTTATAACAAAGAAATTTTATCCGAAGATATCGGAGATTTTTTAGTTTGCGTACCCAGATTAAAAGTTTCAGACACTAGAAGAAATTTAAGTAAAGAATATTGGGCAGATTTTATTTCAAGCGCAAAAGATAAGTTCGATAAAATAATAGTTTTCGGAAAAGGTAATGAGAATTTAGATGATGGCTTGAGGGTCAAATACGTGGACACACTTCAAGATTATTGCAGCTATATACACCACAGCAATTGCAGACATGTTGTAAGCACTATTTCTGGTCCTTGCCATTATGTCCAACAATTTGGAAATACTAACAATAAAACTACTTTGACTATGGTTGACAATCTAGGACTAACGGATATACATGGGCATGATTGTTCTTATTTCGATCCATGCATCAATTTCACAAAAGTAAAAATAAATTTTATTAAAAACCATCTTCCTACACCTGAAAATTTATCAACAACAATAACACAATTATGAGCTCAGAAATAGATAAATATATACAATCAAAAGTAAAAAACATTTTAAATGAAAACAAATTTCCAGATTACGATGATGTATATAGTGATACATTTTCTGAATTAATAGATAAACTCATAGTTGTGCATATAAGGCTCTGGTACCTAGAAGATGCTATAAACATCGAAACCGATCCGATAAAAGTTACTGAATTAAAAAGAAAAGCAGATGTTACATTTAAAGAAAAAAGACCCATGCTTGTTAAGTCGTTAGATAAAATGATCTTTAACTTATGTTCAGGAAAAACTAAACCAATTATAGAAAACCCTAAAATTTATAAAGGTTATCAAGAAAATAATGAGTGAAAAAGTTTTAATTACAGGTGGATCAGGATTAGTTGGTAGATGGTTGCAAAAAACTAGTCCAAAATATACATTCTTATCTTCAAAAGACTTTGATTTAACTTCTGAAAAGTCTGTGGTTGAAATGTATGAAAAGCATAACCCAGACACAGTTATTCATTTAGCTGCCAGAGTTGGAGGCATAGTTGATAATATACAAAATCCATGTAATTATTTTGAAGAAAACGTGTTAATGAACACACTACTTCTTAAATACGCCCGAATTAATAATGTGAAAAAATTTTTAGGCATATTAAGTACTTGCATTTATCCAGACGTAATGGATTCCTACCCGCTGAAAGAAGATTGTTTACATAAAGGTGAGCCTACAAAAACAAATTTTAGCTACGGTTACGCTAAAAGAGTTATGGCAGTACAAATTGATGCTTGCAATGAACAATACGGAACAAATTATAATTACTTAATTCCATGTAACTTATACGGAGATGGAGATAAAAATGATCCATCAAAAAGCCACTTTGTTACAGCTCTTATAACTAAAATACACGAAGCAGTAAAAAACAATGATAAAGAGATAACATTATTTGGAGACGGATCCCCTCTTAGACAATTTCTTCACGCTGAAGATTTTGCTTTAGTCATCAATGAGATTATTAAAAAAAATATCACTTCAAGCTTTAATGTGGCAGCTGAAGAAGTTTATTCTATAAAAGAGATAGCAGAAATAGCATTAGACGCATGTGGCGCAACCCATTTGAAAGTAAATTTTGACACAAGCAAGCCTAACGGCCAATATAGAAAAGATGTCTGCATCAATAAACTTAAAAAATTTATACCTAATTTCAACCCAAAACCGCTACATCAAGGCATAAAAGAAACTTATAACAATATAAAAAATGAATAATTGGAAATTAAACGAAAATAATTTTACTTTTGCAGACAGGTTAAAAATATGCAGCTTTTTTCTTTCTCATAATAATTTCTGGACTATGAGCGATAAAGTCTTGAAATTTGAAAGCCAAATGGCTAATTTCACAGATTGTAAATATTCTTTATTTGTATCTAGCGGCTCGACCGCCAACAGTATTTTAGCTTCATATTTAAAAGATGAATTTTATGAACCTAACGAAAAAAATATTGTGGTATTTCCATCCACAACTTGGATCACCTCAGTAAGCCCATTTATTAGAGAAGGTTTTGAACCTAAGTTCATAGATATTTCCTTAACTAATTATGCAATTGATTTAGATAAGTTGGAAACTTATTTAGATGATAATCAAAAATATGTTAGATGCGTGTTTATTACAAGTTTGCTAGGATTTAACCCAGACTTCGAAAGGCTAAAATTAATAGAAGAAAAATATGAAGTTAAAATCATGGTGGATAATTGCGAAAACACTTTTAGCCAGTACGACATGAAGAACGCTTCGAGTTATTTCACTAGCACAACAAGCACGTATTTTGGGCATCAACTTCAAAGCGTCGAAGGAGGATTTATCTTTACCAACAATAAAGAAGAAAAAGATTATTTTTCAATGTACAGAAATCATGGGTTAACCAGAAGTGTTCGCAATATGAACGACTACTCAAACCCGAAAGTAGATCCCAAATTTGATTTTTTTCTTTTAGGCAACAATTCAAGAAACAGTAATATCAATGCATTTATAGGGTCATTAGATTTCGAAAGAATTAATAAATATAAATCAAAACGATTGAATCTTTATAATTTATTTAAATCTTCTGTAAATAGAACAAAGATTATTTTACCCGTCAAAACAAAAAAGAGCCTTGATATTCCTTTTTGCTTACCCTTACTTTTTCACACTCCAGAAAACAAAAGAATTATTCAAAAATATTGCGATCTCAATGGAATTGAGTCTCGCCCAATCGTTTCTGGAAATTTATTAAGACAAACTTGTCTTGAAAAGTTTGATGATTATAAAAATTTTTACAACAGTGAATTCGTAAACAATAATGGAATTTATGTTGGGCTTCACAGTCAAGTAAAAGAAAAACAAATAGAAAAATTAGCTTCAGCAATAAATAATCTATAACATGAAAACAGTTTTAATAACAGGAGTAACAGGTCAAGATGGAGCTAACATGGCTGAGTACCTGTTAGAAAATACAGATTACAAAGTTGTTGGCATGATTAGAAGAAGTTCTAATATTAATTATGTCAACTGCAAAAAAATTAAAGATAATAAAAGATTCACTTTTGAATACGGAGATTTATCAGATAGCCAAAGCATAAATCAATTAGTATCAAAAGTCATGCCAGATTATTTTATAAATTTTGCTGCTAATAGTTATGTGGGGTGCAGCTGGCAAATGCCAGAGCAAATTTTCGACGTTAACACAATAGGAGTTTTGAGATGTTTAGAGGCTATAAAAAATATAAAACCAAGCTGTAAATTTTATTCAGCTGGATCAAGCGAAGAGTGGGGCAATGTAGATTATAGCCCACAGGATTTAAAGCATCCGCTTAAACCAAGAAGCCCATACGGAGCCAGCAAAGCTTCTGCTAGGCATATTGTTAAGGTTTATAGAGAGTCTTACAATATTTTCGCTATCCATAGTATTTTATTCAATCATGAAGGCACAAAAAGAGGTCCAGAATTTGTTACTAGAAAAATCACTAAAAATGTATCCAGAATCCACCATGCGATAAACAATAAACAACCATTTCGACCTTTAGAGCTTGGTAATCTGGACTCAAAAAGAGACTGGAGTGATAGCGAAGATTTTGTGAAAGGCGTATGGCAAATGTTAAATCAAGAAGAGCCAAATGATTATATTTTATCTAGTGATGAAACGCACTCAATTAGAGAATTTGTAGAAAAGGCTTTTCGTGAGGCTGGAATAGAAGGCGTTTGGCACGGTAAAGGTTTATCAGAAGAGTATTGTTTACCTAATTATATCATGGAAGAACGTGAGGCAAAATCTTCTGTTCTTGTGAAGATAAATGAAAAATTTTATCGCCCAGCTGAAGTTGAGCTTCTTTTGGGCGATTCATCTCTAGCTAGAGAAAAATTGGGGTGGAAACCTGAAATTTCATTTGACAAACTGGTGTCTAAGATGGTAAAGTTTGACATAGATAATTACGAAAATTAGTGTATAAATAGGAATACGATGGCACAAAACGAAGGCATACTCTCTCAGGATTTTCTCGATAAATACAAAAATAAACAACCAAATTGGGGCTTTAATGGTCTCGGGTATATTGTTTATAAGCGCACTTACGCTAGATTAAAAGAAGATAATACAACAGAAGAATGGCACGAAACTGTTGCCAGATGTGTAGAAGGCGCACAAAAGCTTGGAGCTGGATACACTAAAAAAGAAGCAGAAAAAATTTATGATTATGTTTTTAATTTAAAATGTAATTTTGCCGGACGTATGCTCTGGCAGTTAGGCACCTCAACCGTTGACAGGTTCGGCGCAAATTCTCTGCTTAATTGTTGGTTTGCTAGCATGAAAGAGCCTAAAGCGTTTTTATTTCTTTTTGAAAATTTGATGCTTGGGGGTGGAGTTGGCTACAGTATTCGCAGAGAAGATGTTCATGAGTTACCTAGAATTAAAAAAGATGTAGAAATTGTTCATAAGCCGAAAAAAGATGCTGACTTTATTGTTCCAGACTCCAGAGAGGGTTGGGTTAAATTGCTAGAGCATGTTCTCAATGCTTTTTTTGAAACTGGTAAAAGTTTTTCTTACAGCACAATTTTAATTAGAGGTGCTGGTGAAAAAATTGAAGGTTTCGGAGGTAAGGCTAGCGGCCCAGCAATCCTTGTAGAAGGAATTGAAAAAATCTGCAAAGTATTTAAAGACAGAGAAGGTAAAAAACTTAGGTCTTTAGATGTTTTAGATATTTGTAATATTATTGGCAGTGTTGTTGTCGCCGGTAATGTTCGCAGATCTGCAGAAATTGCTTTAGGAGATCCTGATGATGTTCTTTATCTTCGAGCAAAGAACTGGGGTTCAGGTAACGTTCCTAATTGGAGAGCAATGAGCAACAACACTTTATACGTTGATGATTACTCTCATTTAATGGATGAATTCTGGAAAAATGGTTATGAGATAAATAAATCTACAGGTTTTGCAAATGGTGAACCATATGGATTTTTCAATTTACCATTGTCAAGAAAATATGGCCGCTTGAAAGACGGGCTAATGAAGAACGCAGAGATTTACCCTACTAGAGTTGATAATGTTGTAGGAACTAATCCTTGTGGTGAAATCAGTCTTTCTGACTATGAGTGTTGTAACCTATGTGAGCTATATTTAAATAATATAGAAAGCCAGAAAGAGTTAAACGAATGTGCTAAATTACTTTACAAAGCTCAAAAAGCTATCGCCGCTTTACCTTTCTTGCATGATGAGACAAATGCGATTGTGCATAAAAATATGCGCCTTGGGTTAGGTGTTACAGGTATTTGTCAGTCTATGCATAAAATTGACTGGCTTGATAATTGTTATGAAGAGTTAAGAAAGTTTGATAAGCAATGGAGCAAACAAAAAGGTTGGCCTGAAAGTATTAAGCTTACAACCGTTAAGCCTTCTGGAACTCTTAGCTTGTTAGCTGGATCTACCCCGGGTGTTCACCCCGCTTATTCTAAACATTATTTTAGAACTGTTAGAATGAGCAGCAGTGATCAGCTAGTGCAAATTTGTAGAGACCTAGGCTACAAAACAGAATTCTTGCTAAACTTTGATGGTTCTGAAAATCGCGATACTGTTGTTGTTTATTTTCCATGCGAAACTCCAGACGGAGCAATTTTAGCTAAAGACATGGGAGTGATTAAACAACTAGAAATGGTTAAAACACTTCAAGAGAACTGGAGTGATAACGCCGTTAGCGTTACAGCTTACTATTCTCCAGAAGAATTAGATGAGTTAAAAGGTTGGCTAAAAGATAATTATAAAAATAGTATTAAGAGCGTTAGCTTCCTACTCCGACAAGAGCATGGCTTCAAACAAGCTCCTTATCAAGAAATTGATGAAAAAGAGTATGATAAAGCCAAATCTAAAGTAAAACCTCTTTCTAATATAAATATCACGGGAGATACTTTAGAGGGAATTGAATGCGAAGGTGGAGCGTGTCCCATTAGATAATTATATTCTAATTATCGTAAATCTAGTGTAAAATTTTGTGTAATGGAATTTACTTTAGATTTTTCAAAGGCTATAGCAAAAAAAAGACAAGGACCTAAAAGTTCTGCTCAAACTCCTGCTAAGCCAGATGAACGTAAAAAAGGTTCCAGCAGAAACGAACCCGGTTCTGCTGGAACTTCTCCTGATGCGAAAGAAAAAGCCGAAAAAAACTTAAAAAAGAAAGACGAAAAAGAGTTAGTTTCTAAGGCTAAAATAACTTTTAGCGAAAAAGTAACTAACGCATTAAAACAAAAAGTCAAAGATCATAACGCTAAATACTCTAAAAAAGTTACGTTAGGTCAACTCAAAAAAGTTTACAGAAGAGGGCTTGGAGCTTTTAGCTCTTCTCATAGACCCGGAAAAAGTCGTGCTCAGTGGGCTATGGCTAGAGTAAATATGTTTTTAAAAATGCGAAGAGGCGGAAAAGTCAAAGAAGCTTACAGAAGAGCTGATCAAGATATAGCTAGAGATTAAAATGGAAAAAATAGAAGTAGACATGTTTTATTTTGATGATTTTACTGAAGAAGATTTTAAAGAAGCTACTTCTGATTTAAATGAATTTGGTGTAAATGATAGTGAATTCGATTTGGAATATCACGATACAGAATAAAAAATGAATGTTTCAGTTAACTTAAGCGGCCAAATTAAGGCTGCAAAAGAAAAAAAAGTACTAAATAAACCTTTTAGAACCTCAAAAGGTCCTAAAAAGTTTTCAGTATATGTTAAAAACGATAAAGGCAATATTGTAAAAGTTAACTTTGGTGACCCAAACATGGAAATCAAGCGTGATGATCCAGCTAGAAGAAAAAGTTTTCGCGCTCGTCATAAATGTGACACAAACCCCGGACCACGTTGGAAAGCTCGTTATTGGAGCTGCAAAATGTGGGAAAGCAAAAAATCTGTTACAGACTATACTTCTAAGGGTTTTGTTGATGAAGTTGTCCATCAGTGGGACGGTTTAACTTACTGGATTGAAGAAGATTTAATTAAATTAGTTCCTTATTTAGCTCAAGCAGAAGAGATTACAGAAGATATAGAAGCTGATAATGACGATTTAAAAGAAGAAAGCTATTCTATGGCTTTAGGTCAATTAGCTTTTGTTTCAGATTATTCAAAAGATTTATTAGAAAGATTAAGAAAAAACCCCGCTTTAGCCGATAAACTTGAACCATGGGTTCAAAGCAAAATAACTATTATTGAAGATTATTTAGCTTCCATACATAGTTACATGGTTTACCCAAGCGATGAAAAAGGTTTTGAAGTAGAAGATGAAACTGGCTTAAAAGAAGGAATGCGCGTTATGAATGTTAACGCTGACTGCAAACATTACGGTAGTGAAGGTATTGTCAAGCAGATTTTAAATTTACCAGACAATATGGGCAAAATTGTCGCTTATGAAGTTATAAACGATGGCCCAACTTACAAAAAGGGTGATATTTTAAAGAAAACAATTGATCAATTACAAGCTTTAGAAGCTATTGCAAATGCACCTAGAGAAGGAATGAAAACAAGATGGAGTCTACGGTATAAAAAATCCATAGACTGTTCCGACCCAAAAGGTTTTAGCCAAAAACAATACTGTGACCGCCAAAAAAGAGGCGGAGAATATAAATAATAAAATGAAATCGAATTTTAAAGTAGACCCTAAAAATTTAGTTACAGAAGTTTCCATCTCAAATGTGATGGAAGAAGAAGAAAAAGCTATGTACACCGCATACATGAGTGAATGTATGATGGATGAAGCTATGTTTGTTGATACAGCCGGTATGTCTTCAGCAGATGCTAAATACATGTGCGGTATGTCTTATAATAAAAATAGAGCAATGCTAATGGAAGGCGCTGGAGAACTCACCGACGAGCAAAAAGGTCTACCAAATAATTTAAAAATAGGAATTTTAAAGAGATACGAAAAAGCTGGCACATTGTCAGAAGAAGGAAAAAAACAGTTAGAAAGTTTAGCTGGAATGATGGAAATGAAAGCAGAACCCACAGCAGTATTTGTGGACGAACCTGCTCCAGATACTGGAGAAATCACTCCTAAACTTGCAGAAGAAGGATTAAAGATAGATGAAGAGCTTAAAAAGAAAAATGTAGAAGAAGCTCTAAAAAATCCGGGTTTACAAAGCCCAACTTTCACTCCCACTAATGAGTAACACCTAAACCGCCGACATCGGCGGTTTTTTCTTTTGACATTCTAGGCTTTTTAGCTTAGAATTGTTGTTGATGAATAAGAAGGATCTTCTTAAGAAGCTTATTTCTGTGCCAGAGAAGCAAACTGCTTCTTTTTGGTCTAGAGAATATAAGCTGTTGAAAAAAGTTTTGGAAAAATATCCTGATATGTCATTTTGGACAAAATTTGACATAAGAGAAAAACCTCCGTCAATAAAGTGTCTCTTGAACGATAATTTCTTCAGATATGTTGATTATCACTATAATAAGCATATACCTGAATACATAAACCCTGAAATAAAAATTGGAAATAAAGAGGGCAGAACAAGAAAAATAAAAAAGAGAATAAATACAATAAGAAAGTTTATAGAAAACGATGAAAAAGACAAGTAAAAAGAATGATGGTAATAGCATTTTAACTTCTCAAGAACAGTTAAATAGCTTTTTGAAACAAAACAAAGATTCACATTTTAACTTTGAGCAAACTATTAATTATAGAGTTCCAAGCGGAAGTATGACTCTTGATTATTATTTAGATGGAGGTTTGGGAACTGGGCTACATAGATTTGTAGGCATGAACGAAGGAGGCAAGACTAGCTGCGCACTTCAGTTTCTAAAAAACTTTTTAGAAGTCAAAAACGAAAACAGAAAAGGCTTTTACATTAAAGCTGAAGGTAGACTAGGGGAAGAGATCTCTGAGCGGTCAGGAGTTAAATTTGTAACGAATACTGACGAATGGGAGGAGGGAACCTGTTTTGTGTTTGAAACAAATATATATGAAACAGCTGTTGACGCTATGAGACAGCTAGTTGGCAAAAATCAAGAAAATAATAGATACTTTTTTATTATTGATTCTGTAGATGGCTTATTAAGAAAAGATGATTTAGATAAAACATTCGAAGAATCTCAAAAAGTCGCTGGCGGCGCAGTTGTCGCAGGTACATTCATGAAAAAATGTGCAGCCGCTCTTCAAAAAAGAGGTCATATTGCAATATTTATTTCTCAAGTTAGAGATGATATTAAATTAGATCCTTATAGCAAAGCGCCAGTCAGACAAACTTCCGCCACAGGAGGCAATGCTCTTTTGCATTTTGCTAATTGGATTCTTCAGTTTGAAGCTAGAAATAAGTCTGATTTAATTCTTCAAGATGAAAAAGCTATTCCAGATGTTCAAAAAAATCCATACATAGGTCACCAAGTAAAAGTTACAGTCAAAAAATCTCCAAATGAGAGAACAAATTCTGTGATACGATATCCTATTAGATATGGCAGGAAAAACGGTACATCAAACTGGATAGAAAAAGAAATCAGTGATTTTATTCAAGGTTGGGGCATGGTGACCAAAAAAGGCGCTTGGCTATCTTTTGAAGAAGATGTTGTAGAAACTGCGAAAAAGTTTGGAGTAGATCTTTCTAGCCAAATACAAGGAGTGCCTAAGCTAGAAGCGCTTATATCAGAAAATGAAAACGTTAAAAAATTCTTTGTAGGCTACATAAAACAGAATTTGTTGTCATTTTTAAATGAAGATATAGATGGAACTACTGACGATATACGGGAAGAAGAAGAGGTATAAAAACCTTAGAAAATATTTAATAGACTGGGAAGCTAGTAGCAGAAGTAAATTTCAAACTACAGTAAAAAAGTTTATTAAATTATACTGGGATCAAGATGTAGTGTTTGAAGAGTTTCCAGTAGTAGGGTCAAGGTTGTCCTTGGATTTCTACAATGCTAATAAAAAAGTAGCTATAGAAGTCCAAGGGCAACAACATGTAAAATATGTTGAATTTTTTCATCAGAATAGATTTAAATATTTAGATCAGTTAAAAAGAGATCAAAATAAAGAAAAATTTTGTGAAATAAATGAAATTACACTTGTGACAATTTTCCAAAAGGATATAATAGATAAGCACCTTTTTGAGTCTCAAGGTGTAATATTATAATGACAATGAAAAAGGGCGTTAACTCAGAGGAATTTAAAAGTTTTAAAATACCAGAAAATTACTTTAACAAGCTTTTTGAATTCACTGGTTCACCTGATGAAACTTCTAAAGGTTTTATAGTCGCTTATGTAAATCAAGAGGGATGCCCCTTGATTTATGCTAAAATAGCTAGCCCCATCGTGCAGATGGGCCTTATTAAAGCTTTAGAAAATTACATTGATGATATGAATAACTCAGAAGATCCACTTGACATCGGCTCTGAAGAGTAGTACGTTGTATTTATGATATACTCTTATGACCTCGAAACTCAACTTCTTGCAGGTCTAATAAAATACCCAGATAGGTATGCAGATATAGCTTCTCACATAACGGAGAAAGACTTTTGGTCGGAGTCTTCTAAAATAAATAGAACTATTTTTTCCGTACTCAAACAAGCTATTGAAAACGGAGATGAAATCGATGAAGTAGTTATAGCGCAAAGAGTTAAAGAATTTGGCATATCTTTTGACGATTCCTTAAATCCTTATGACCATATTGAATCTTTATCTTTAAGAAAAGTTTCAGCAGACTCAGTTGTAAGCATAGCTTCAGAGCTTAAAAAATATACCGTCCGAAGAGAAATAGCTCAATGCGGTGTTGATATAAGCAACAAAATGAGGGCGTTGCATAATGCCTCGTTTAATGAGATTATAGAAAAGTCTGATGAAATTTATAACAATCAGATAAATTTATACGAGACAGGCACGGACCAACCTGAAAATATTTTCGATTCAATGGAAGAATTGATCGAAGAAAGAGGAGAAAATCCTATAGATGAGTTTGGATTTTCCGGTCCTCATCCAAAATTGCAAGATATGTACGGATCTCTCCTCAGGCCCGGTAACATCACTGTTATTGTTGCAAGGTCAGGTGTCGGTAAAACTCAGTTCTGCATAGATTTTGTAACAAAGACCTCCGAAAAATACCAAGTTCCGATTCTTCATTTTGATAATGGAGAAATGAGTAAGGAAGAACTGATGTTTAGGCAGTGCGCATCAATGTCAGGAGTTCCTGTTTGGCTTCTTGAAAGCGGTAATTGGAGAAATAGCGGCAAAGAAATAGTCAGTAAAGTTAGATCAGTTTGGAAAACTATAGCCAAAAAATATAAACATTTTTATTATTACAACATAGGAGGATTTAATGTGGATTCCCAAATAAGCATTTTAAAAAGATTTTATTATGCTAAAGTCGGAAGAAACAATCCTTTAATATTTAGCTTTGATTATATAAAAACAACTAATGAAAATTCTTCCAACAAGAATGAATGGCAAGTAGTTGGAGAAATGGTTGATAAATATAAAAAATGTATTCAAAGAGATATTATGGGTGATTCAGGGCCTTGCGTATCTATGATCACTTCAGTTCAATCAAATAGATCTGGAATCACCACAAACCGAAATGCAACAAATATTGTAGATGATGAGAGTATCGTTTCGCTTTCAGATAGAATTACTCAGTTTTCATCTCACATGTTTATCTTGAGAAATAAAACAGCAGATGAGCTTCAATCTGAAAGAGGTTTTGGAACCCATAAACTAATAAACGTAAAAGCTAGACACCTAGGCAGAGATATAGCTGGAGCAGTAAACTTAGTTACAATGAATGATGGAACAGCTAGAAAAAATTTCGTTAATTTAGAGTGTAATAATTTCCATATAACTGAAAAGGGCGATTTACGAGATATTGTCAATTCTCAAGATGCAAACTCAACAGTAGAAAATAGAAACAATGGAACCGAAGACATACCTGAATTGGACTGAAGATCAGTCTGACAAAATAGAAGAAATACTTCTTGATTTAGGTTACGAACTTTCTGATAGAGGTAGGTATTGGCAAAGCACTGCAGCGTATAGAGATGGCGACAACAGAACAGCTTTACAAATCTGGAAAAACACTGGTATTTGGAAAGATTTTGTCCAAGGAACTTCTTACATGCCCTTTAAAAAGCTACTAGAGCTTAGTTGTAAAGATGACAGTAAAGTAGAAAATATAATAACATCTTTAAAGTCGGATACTAATTCTTTCATACCTGTACACAAAGCGCCAAAAATGGAAACAGATCAGTTTTTTACTCACGACGAAATAGGAGTGCTTTTGCCTCATTATGATTTTTACAATAAAAAATCCATAACAGACAAAACTCTTAAAATTTATCGTGCAGGATTTTCTATGTCCGGCAAAATGAATGGCAGGTTTGTTTTTCCCGTATATGACCCGAATGAAAAAGTCATAGGCTTAAGTGGTAGACATTTACTTTGGGACAAAAACTCTTCTATGCCTAAATGGAAACACTTAGGTCGCAAAACAAGATGGGTTTACCCATTTAATATTCCCGATTATAGCGATTTGTTTTATAAAAAAATTAATGAAACAAAAGAAGTCATACTTGTCGAAGGTATAGGTGACAGTTTAGCCCTTACAGAGCAAGGTTTTCATAATCATATGGTCATCTTTGGTTTAGACTTGAGCTCTAAACAGATATCACATCTTTTATCATTAGATTTAGAAAAAATCACTATCGCTACTAATAATGATTATGACAAAAGCAAAAACGCTGGCAGGGACGCAGCAATAAAAATACTTGTTAAATTAATTAAGTATTTTGATCCGCAAAAAGTTCAAATAAAGTTGCCTTTGTTGAAGGATTTTGGAGAGATGCTTGAACAACAAGTTGAAATACACAAGTGGGTTCAAAGGAAAATTAATCCACTCAAACAGGTATCTAAAATCTTAGAGAATAAAAGAAACATAAAAGATAAAAAATGTGTAAAAATATTAGAAGATTATTTAGAAAAGTTAAGTTTTGAATCAGACACTATCGGCTAGTAAAATCAAAACCATGACTTCCTGCTCTTGGTTGTACTGGTGTAAATATCATCTCAAACTTCCAGATAAAACTAATGATGGAGCTTTAAAGGGCAGTATTGTGCATTTAGTTTTAGAATGCCTTGGTAAAGACAGGCATAAAAAACATTATGATTTAATATTAAAAGAAGGAACTGTTTGTGGATCTAGTGCCGTAGAGAGGTTAATTTATAAACACGCCAAATCTTCTAATTTATTAGAAAATCCATCTAATTTAGAAGACATATATGACATGGCTTTTAGAGGTGTAGTTTACGATTTTTTTGGCAAAAAGATAGGCAGACCCACCGAAACCATTTCAGAAAAAGAATTTGAACTAGAAATTGAAGAAGATGATGTGAGGTATAAAGTTAAAGGCTTTATTGACAGATTGTTCATGTACAAAAGCAAAGGTATAGCTTTAATTAGAGATTTTAAAACTAATAAAAAAGTATATGAAGGAAAAGAAGTCACAGATAATTTGCAAGATTACATTTATACTCTAGCTGTAAAAAAACTTTACCCTAAATATAAAGATGTTAAAATGGAGTTCGTATTCCTTAAAGCAATGCAGAGCTCACAGTCTTCTTCAGGAAAGTGGCAGATAGTTGGTTCATCTGATTCTGTGTTAACAATGAGATCGAAAACCGAAGATGAACTTAAAGGTTTTGAATATGAATTAACTGACTTTCAGTCTTATGCTGAAAATTTTACTCAGGAAACAGCCACCTCTAGTTTAGCTTCTGAACAAGGTATGCCAAAAGATGGAAGTTTTAGTGGTCGCCTTTTGTGCGGGTTTGCCAAAAAACCAAATGAACTTAAAAAAGATGGTTCACCAAAGTGGTATTGTTCTTATAAATTTCCATTTGATTATTACTCAGTTATTGACGAAAAAAATCAAACTAAAAGATCTTTCTTTACGGAAAAAGAAGCTATTGAATATAAACAAAAAAAAGACAAGATATTAAAACTTCAGTACACTGGATGCCCCTCATTTAACAAGCCAGCCACACCTCCTCCATTCGAATGGTCTTCCGAAATAGACGATGAATTTGACCTTGACAAATTTTGATATTGATGTAATGTATTTAACATGCTAGCTTTGTTTAAAAGCCATTACTCTATAGGAAAATCAATTTTAACTCTTAATGATCCGTCTAAAGTAAAAGATGGCGGATCTGATAGTGTTTTTCAAATAGCTTTAGAAAATAATTTATCAGAGGTAATTTTGGTAGAAGATTCTTTGATAGGTTTTTCTGAAGCTTATAAAAGATGCATAGAACATAACATAAAATTAGTTTTCGGCCTTAGACTTTCTATGCGAAACTCTAAAGAAGAAGCTGATGCCGAAAGCGAACATAAAATAATCATTTTTTCAAAAAACAACCAAGGGTGCAAACTCTTAAATCTAATTTATTCTAAAGCTTTCACAGAATTTGACGGCTACTTAACTTATGAAACTCTTGAAAAGATTTGGGATGATGCTCACTTAAAATTAGCAGTTCCGTTTTACGATTCATTTTTGTACACTAATTTGTTAAAGTATGGCACTAACTCAATACCTAACTTTAATAAAATAAAACCTACTTTTTTTATTGAGTCTAACGGTTTAGCTTTTGACTCATTACTTAAAGATGAAGTTGTAGAATACGCCACCAAAAATAATTATTCTACAGAAAAAGTAAAATCAATTTATTATAAAAATAAAAAAGACGCCGAAGCGCTAATGACTTATAAAATAATATGCAACAGATCATTTGGTAAAGCTAGAAGCTTATCAAGACCAGAGCTTGCGCATTTTTGCAGCAATGAATTTAGCTTCGAATCATGGAAAGAACAAAATGCTTAAAGACGATAAAAAACAGAAATATATATGTTTCGATTTTGAAACTTGTAATTTAAACTTGCTTAGCCCAGACAATAAACCTTGGCAATTAAGCTATATAATCGCACAAGGGTACAAGATCGTAAAAGAAAAAGATTGCTATATAAAATGGCCTGACTTAAAACTTTCAGAAGAAGCTAGAAAAATTACTAGATTTGATGATAAAAAATACAATAGACTAGCTCAAGACCCTAAGAAAGTTTTAGAAGAATTTGAATCTTATTTATACGACAAAGATTACATTATAGTCGGCCAAAACCTTTTAGGTTTTGATGTTTACATCCACAACATATATAGAAAACTGTTAGGATTAGATTCAGATTTTTCTTATATAAATAGAATTTACGATACTAACTGTGTAGCTAAAGCTATTAAAAAAGGAATGAAAACTCCCAGCAGTTTAGATAAGTTTATTCAATGGCAGTATAGGCTCAACGATTTCAGAGAAAGAAACTTAAGAACCAGCATAAAAGCTCAACTTAAGCAGTATAAAATAGATTTCGATGAAAACAAATTGCATGACTCCTTGTATGATGTTCAAATGAATTTGAAAATATTTCGCAAACAATTAATACAGATAGATTTATGAGTTTTTTAGATGATATAAAGCAATACGATAACGCAATGATGCCCGGAGTAAGATTGCCGAGCATCAAAATAGAAAACAAGTATTACAAAAAGCTCAATCTCGATAGTAATGTCGATAATTTTAATTTTTTAAAAGCTTTATGTTATTCTAAAATCACAACTGCACAGTTTCAATCTGAAGAATATCAAAGCCGCCTCTCAATGGAGCTTGATATTTTTAAAGAGCTTGAGTTTGTTGATTATGTTTTACTTAATTGGGACATTCTTAATTTTTGTCACGAAAATAAAATTCCAACTGGTCCGGGTAGAGGGAGTGCCGCAGGATCATTGGTTTTATTTCTAATTGGAGTCACTAAGGTTGACCCCATTAAGTACGGATTATTTTTCGAAAGATTTGTTTCTAGATCTAGAGCTAAAAAAATCATAAAAGATGGCATTACCTATCTAGAAGGATCCCTTCTCCCTGACGTTGACAATGATATTAGTTACGACAGAAGATCTGAGGTCATCGAGTATATCGAAAAAAAGCATTACGGAAAAACCGCTAAAATTTTAACGCTTAATACTCTTTCTAGTAAATTATGCATAAAAGAATGTGGAAAAATAGTAGGCGAATATTCTGAGTCTGAAGTTAATGAAGTAAGTGACTGTATTCCGAAAATCTTTGGAAAAGTTATGCCTCTGGTTGACTCGTACAAAGAAAATGAAAAATTTAAAGAGTGGGTTGATTTAAATAAGAAAACTTTTGCTATAGCCAGAAAAATAGAAAGCTTAAACAAAAATACTGGAGTTCATCCGTCAGGTATTGCAATTTCATATTATGACATTCAAGAAATTTGTCCTTTACAAAAAACTAGTGAGGGAGATTTTGTCACTGGATATGATATGAATTACGTATCTGAGTTGATGGTTAAATTTGATGTTTTAGGCTTAAGAACTTTAACTGTAGTAGATAGAGTCTGTAAATCTCTAGGCATTGAGATGACCTCTATTGATGTGTCTGATAAAAATATTTACAAAAACTTCAAAGACCTAAAAACTCCTCAAGGTTTGTTTCAAATTGAAGCTGACACTAATTACAGAGTTTGCAAAAAAGTAAGACCAAGAAATCTTGAAGAACTCAGTGCCGTAGTAGCTTTAGCTAGACCCGGAGCTTTAGATTTTACAGATGAATATGCTTTATACACAAGCAGCGGTCAATTTGGGCTAGTTCATGATTTTTTTGAAGAGGAACTTTCTTACACTGCTGGAATTCCGCTATATCAAGAGCAATTGATGAAGATGGCTGTAAAAATTGGATTTACTTTAGATGAAGCCGAGCAGCTTAGAAGAATAGTGGGTAAGAAAAAAGTTGATCAAATGCCAGCTTGGAAGGAGAAAATTTCTAAAAAAATCTCAGAAAATAATTTGGATCCTAAAATAGGTGAAGTTTTATGGAAAGTTGCAGAAGATTCAGCTAATTACAGCTTTAATAAATCTCATAGTATATCTTATGCCACACTTTCTGCTTGGACGGCGTATTTAAAGTTTAATTACCCTCAAGATTTTTATTTAGCATTATTAGAATTATCAAAATACGAACCAGATTCTCATGCCGAAATAAGCAAGATATCTCAAGAGTTAGTTCATTTTGACATGCAATTGCTTTCTCCAGATTTGTCCAAATCATCTTTAGACTTTTCAAAAGAAGGAAACAACATAAGATTCGGTTTAAACGCCATTAAAGGCGTCTCAGAGAAAAGCTTACAGGCTTTAGAGAGCTTCAGAGGCTCCAACAAAGCTAATAAGTTTGAAACGTTTCTAGCAGCAAAAGAGGCTAAAATCAATATCGGGCTTTTATCTGCTTTAATTCAAGCTGGAACTTTAGAATCTCCCGAAAATCGTTCTAGATCTGGACTGGTTATGGAAGCGCAAGTTTTCAATATATTAACAGATAAAGAAAAAGCTTACGCTTTGAGTGTTGCGGAAAAATATAACTTTGATATTTTACAAATCGTTTTTCAAGCGGCGTTCGACCCAGATAAACCTGACGCTAAAAGAAGTGACGGTAAACCGTTCATGACTGAAAAAAGAAAAACCACTTTCAAGAAAAAATACAATGAGTATAAAAAAATCTATTCCCAAAATAAAGGTAATGAAGATTTTGCTAATTGGTATTTTGAAAATAAACTACTTGGCTACAACCCCTCAGTTAAATTAAAATCAGTATTTAAAGAAAGCCAGAGTAACTTTACAGATTGCTTACAATTAGACTCAGTATTTAACGGAGACTCTGTTAAAATAGTAGCCATAGTAGAAGATGTTTATAAAAGTAAATCAAGAAAATCTAATTCTACTTTTTATAAATTCCAAGTTAGCGATGAATCAGGGCGCACGAACGCTTTGTTCATGGATAGCCCTAAAGTTAAGAGGTTAACTAACTACATAGAAAAAGGTAATAAGATTCCAGAAAAAGAAGACATTATAGTCTTTACAGGCAAAAAAGGAGATGATATAGTTTGGGTAGATAACATAAATATTTTAGAAAATAAAATATACATGAAGTTATCAGATGTGGAATGAAAAATTATAATTTAACTCCTAGAGCTCAAAAATTAATTAAAGAAGCTCATAAAATAGCTACAGATCTTGAGTATTATCAATTAAATAATGTTCACTTGCTGTTAGCTTTTTTAAAAATTCCAAACAATCAAATTTTAGACGCTTTTGACCAATTCGAAGTGAGCTATGATCTCGTTGAGAAGGCTTGTCTTTTTACTTTAAATAAACCCAAGCTTAGAAATAGCCAATCAGCTTCTAGATCCAAGCTGTCTTCCATCACTAGAAAAGTTTTTTCTTCTGCTAAACAATTATCAAACAAGTATGATCATAAATATATAGGATTAGAGCATATATTTTTGTCGCTGTTTGGTGAAACAGACATCTTTTTAAGAGATGTAATAGCTAACTTGCAAATTAATTACGACGCTATATTTGATTATGTCGAAAGAAAGCTAGAAGAAAGTGATTTATTGCCTTCTTCAATTTACGAAGAAGAAGCTGATGAAGAGCAGGATCAAAAAAAATCTCAATTTAATCCCAAGAATTATAAGTTTTTAAATGAATATGCTACTAATTTAAATTCTCAAGTCATACAAGGAAAAATAACCTCTCTCCATATTAACAAAAGTCTAATAAAAAAGATTTCTGAAGTTCTTTGTAGAAAAAATAAAAATAACCCATTAGTTGTTGGAGAAGCTGGCGTAGGAAAAACTGCATTAGTAGAATCTTTAGCGCAAGCAATTGTAGATGGAGAATGTTCTGATTTCTTAGTAATGAAACATATTTACAATTTAGACGTTCCGATGATTATCGCCGGTTGTAAATATAGAGGAGAGTTTGAAGAAAAGATTAAAAATATTTTAAAAGAAATTGTAAACGATCCATTCATCGTGTTGTTTATTGATGAAATTCATACGATAATCGGAGCAGGTAACCCGGAAAACGGCATGGATGTCGCAAACATTCTTAAACCTTATTTAGCTAGAGGCGAAATTAGCTGCATAGGGGCGACAACTTTCGACGAATATAAACGCACTATTGAGGGAGACCCAGCTTTATCTAGAAGGTTTCAAATGATAAAGATGGAAGAACCTACGAAAAAAGAAGTTTTTCAGTTAATTAAAAATATTAAAAATTCTTATGAAGATTTTCATTTAATGAATTTCTCAGATGAAACAATAAAATTCACAATCGACGTAGCTGATAAATATCTAGAAGGCAGATTCCCAGATAAAGCCTTAGATATCATAGATCAAGTTGGAGCTAAAACAAAACTTAAAAATTTTACAAAAACTCCAGAAATGATTTCTATTGAAGAAAAAATAAAAGATCTTTCATCAAAGCAAGATAAGCTAGCTAAAAACACATTCCTTAAAAGAATGAATTCTTTGATAAAAAAATATCAAACTATAACTGAAAAACTTTTTAACAAATGGAAAGATTCTAGATACAGAATTAAACAGGCAGATATCTTAGAAGTTGTATCAGATAAAACTAACATTCCAATTTCAGACTTAAAAAAACAAGACTCTAAAAAAATAAAAGACCTTAGAGATTCATTGAAGACTGAAGTTTTAGGTCAAACAGATCAAATAGATCAAATATACAAATGTTTACTAAGGGCAAAAGCTGGCTTTAGGAACGATAAAAAACCAGTATCATCATTACTTTTAGCTGGTCCGACAGGTGTCGGCAAAACCATGACTGCAAAAATTATTGCCAACAGCTTATTCCCGAATAAAAACAACTTTATATTTTTAGATTTAACAGAATACACAGACCAAACAGCCGTCAATAAATTAATTGGATCTAGCCCGGGTTATATCGGCTACGGCAAAGGAGGCATACTAACTGAAAAAGTTTCTAGAAACCCATACTCTTTAATTCTTTTCGACGAAATCCAAAAAGCTCACAAAGATGTATTATATTTACTGCTTCAAATACTTGAAGAGGGAAAGATATCAGATTCTTTAGGTAAAGAAGTTGATTTTTCCAATTCCATAGTAGTGATGACAACAAACATAGGATCAGATATAGCTAATTCCTCTGTTATTGGTTTCAACAAAGAAAACTCTAATATATCTAACGATATCGTAAACTCTGTCAAAAAACATTTTCCAGCAGATCTATTAAACAGAATAGACGAAGTAATACCCTTTAGCCCCCTAAAAGAAGATCATATTAAGAGTATTATAATCAAGAACTTAGATAAATTTAAAACTGAAATGAAAAACAAAAATCTTTCTTTAAATTACTCTAGTAAAATTCTTGATTATGTTTATAAAAAAATACAATTCAATAATTTTGGAGCTAGGCAAGTTTTAAAAACAGTGCAGAGAGAAATTCAAACTTTAGTTGCTGAAAAAATACTAGATAATCCAAAAACTTCTGAATTAAAAATGTGTGTCAAAAACAATAAAATATGTGTAATATAAGTATATGCCTTTACCTAAACCAAGGAAAAGAGAATCTCGACAAGAATTCGTCAGCAGATGTATGAGTGACGATATGATGACTAGTGAGTACAAAGAGCAAAAACAGCGTGTTGCAGTTTGTTTAACTCAGTTTCAAAATATTCAAAAATCCAAAGGTGAAGCTAGCTGGGATGATGTCCGTAAAGGAAATATATTAGGATTATTATAATATGCAAACCCCACCTAACATTCACGATGCATTCGCAATTTCCCCCAGTAGAACTCATACAGTTAATTTTAATTACGTATGGGATGAAGTTAATGATTATTGGACCCCTGAAAGAACCAGCGCTATTTCAAGAGACGCAATTTTAGGAAAAGCTGACGATTTTATTCACAAATTTGGAAGTAATCCTAACGTTTCCAACTCTATCAGTAAGATTGCTCCAGAAACTGTTTGGGACGGTTCTACAGAGTATGTTTTTCCTCCTGATTCAGGAACAGGTATACAAATTAAATCTTCACAAACAAATGATAATCAAGAATTTGTTGTTCAAGGACTTGATGAAAATTTTCTAGAACAAAATTGGACAGGTAATTTAAATGGTCAAACAGAAGTTAATATAGGTGGAACTTGGTCAAGGGTTTTTAGAGCATTTAATAACGATACTACATATATATCTGGCGATATAAATATTCATGCTAGCGGAGATGATTCAACAAGCTACGCTCAAGTTTTAGCAGGTAATGAACAAACAATGATGGCAATTTATACAGTTCCTGCTAATTTTACTGGATATTTGACCGAATACCACATGAGCGCCAGCAACCCCGGAAGTGCTTCCTCGATAGATTATACAGTTCAAATCAAAACAAGAGAATACGGAAAAATCTTTCGTGTCCAAGAGGTTACTTCCGTAGGCACTACTCATAATGTTAGCCAAATACTTCCTTTTCCTAACTTTTTAAGCCCTAAAACTGATATTATCATATGCGCAGTTGATTCAAACGGAGGAGGAGGCACACTTAACGCTGACTTTGATATAGCATTGGTTTCAAACGAAAACTAACCGTAATCTTTAGAAAAAAATACTTGAAATTTTATTTTATTGATTCATAATAGTTATATTACTTAATTAATATAACGACATGTCACAAGAAGAAAATACAGATACAGTGGGATCTCTCAAGATTCGTGTTGCAAATATGCTCCTTAATACCGTTGCTCTCAGCGAGAGTTTAAATTTAATATAAATTATGAGTGATTTTAATCCAATCTATGATGTCGGTGCAGATAATGAGCCTGATGCAGGTAACAATGACACTTTTGACTTTGCAATGCCTGACATTCCAGAGCCAACTCAAGAAGAAAAAGTCGAACTAAAAGATAAAGATGCAGTAGGTTTTAAGTTTGGCTTTATTGGCGCTGGCCAAGGCGGGGGTAAATTAGCCGAAACTTTTTCTAAAATAGGCTACGCAAGAGTTGGAGTAATTAACACAGCTGACCAAGATCTGGCCACGTTGAATGTTAAAAACAAATTAAAATTTGGAGAACAACAAGGAGCTGGCAAAAATAGAGGTATTGCCAAGCAAGCTTTTGCTGAAAATAAAGAAGATGTTGTTGACTTCATTAAAGATTCTATCGGTACAGATATTGATAGAATTTTTGTAACAATTGGAGCTGGAGGTGGTACTGGTGCTGGCGTTTCCTCTGAGTTAGTTAAAACTGTTCATGAATATCAACAAACAGTAAAAGCTTCATCTCCATATGTAGGTTTAATTTTAGCTTTACCCAAACTATCTGAGGGCAAAAAAGTTAGCTTAAATGCTTATGAAACTTTAAAAGAAGCGTGTGACTTGGTAGATAAAAAAATAGTTTCACCTTTAATTATTTTAGACAACGAAAAAATTAATACTCTTTACCCTAAATTATCGATAAATAAGTTCTGGCAAGTAGCAAATGCCAACATTTGTTCGCTGTTTCATTTATTCAATAATATTATTACAAAAAATAGTCAGTATAGCACTTTTGACACTAATGATTTCAGAACCGTTTTAGATTCTGGCATTATGGTTTTTGGAGCGACAAATATTAACGACACAGGTAGTGAATCCGCAATTTCTAAAGCTGTTAGAGATAACCTTAAAAGAAACGTTTTATGCGGAGAATTAGACCTATCTACAGGCGTTGTAGCGGCATCTGTTGCTATAGGTGACGAAGAAACTCTTGATAACATTCCACAGGAATATATAGATGGAGCTTTTAATCAACTAAATAGAACTTTAAAAACGAATAGCACAGTACATCAAGGTATTTATAAAGGAGCTAAAAAAGGCTTGTCTTTATTTACGGCAATTGGAGGCATATCTACTCCAGAAGATAAGCTGGAATCACTTCTTAAATCGTCTCAATAAGTGTAAAACATAAAAATGAAAGATTTAATATTACCATTTTGTACTTTTAACACAGGAACGACCATTAGTTGTCCATCTAATAAAAATATTTACGTTATTGCTGCTAACGCTGGATTTACAGCTGAAAGTGAATCGTTAACGATTTCCGCTCCCATTAGTTTTTCAGTGCCTTTAAAAATAAGCACTGACATAACAGGGGCTACAGAAAAAACGATATTTTATTACATAGCAGATTAACTCAAAGAGCCTCAAAAGAGGCTCTTTTTTTTGTGGAAATATTGCATTTTATTTTTATAATCATGCAATATGAGTTTACAATTATACAAGCCAAACCCTAAAAATACTGGCTGCGCCATGAGTTTCCAAATCTCTCAAAAGCCAGATCAAGAGCCACAGTTTTTTGCTAATTGCATTTTACAACATTCGTGGAATAACCAAAATAAAACAGGATCTTTTTCCGAAAGTAGAAATGACCCCTCCAAGACTATCGCTTTAAAATTCAATGAGTTTGAGTTGGGTGAAATTATTAGTAGCTTCAATAATAAAACCGCTTATTCAACTTTTCACAGCAATGAGTCCACCAAAACTCAAATCAGGCTAACTCCTTACGAAAAAACTAGAGGAAGCGGAGATTTCGCAGTTCAAGTCACAGCTTTTGGGTTCACTATCGTCAGAAATGGTTCTGATACTTTTAAAGTCCCAGTAGATCCGGGCGAAGGAGTTAGATTAGTTTCTTTTATTAATCATTATTTTAATGTTTTAGACACCTTTAGAGACCAAAAAGCTAAAGAGAATCAAAAACAATATCAATCTAATAAGCAAAAATTCACTCCTAAGAAAAAAGAAGCGCCGAAACAACCTATCGCCGCCGAAGAAGATGAATTTTAATTAATTTTGTTCTGCAAGAATATTTCAAAGGATCAATACGCTAGACGTATTTCACTCTCTCAATATTAAGCAGCGCAATTATTTTTCATGAGAAAGAAAAAAATATTAATCCATAGTAATTTTTGCAAAATGTTTACTGGTTTTGGTAAACACAAAAAAAACCTATTAAAGTATTTATATAAAACAGGTAAATATGAGTTAATTGAACTTAGCAACGGATCTCCTTGGAGTTCCCCTAAAGTTAAATCTACACCATGGGAATCTTATGGCTCTTTGCCAGATGATCTAGAAACTCAAAAAGAAATTGCTTCTGATGAATCAAGAAAACATGGTGCTTCTTATGGTTCAGAAATGATTGATAAAGCTATATATGAACTCAAACCTGACGTGTATTTAGGGATAGAAGATATCTGGGCTTTTAGAGGTTTTTTCGATAAGCCATGGTGGAACAAAGTTCACTGCATTATTCACACCACATTAGACAGTTTGCCAATTTTACCAGACGCCGTAGAAGCTGCAGATAAAATTAAAAATTATTACGTTTGGGCTTCTTTTGCTGAAAAAGCTTTAAATAAGATCGGACACAACCATGTAAAAACTATAAGAGGTAGCATTGAAACTCAAAATTTCTTTAGATTCGACAATCAAGATAGAAACAAGTTGAGAAATTTTTTCGGTACCCAAGACAATTTCATCATAGGGTTTGTGTTTAGAAATCAATTGAGAAAATCTGTTCCAAATCTTTTAGATGGATTTAAAATCTTCACACAAAATAACCCGGACGCTAAAGCCAAACTTCTACTCCACACTCATTGGTCTGAGGGGTGGGATATTTTAAAACTTTTAAAAGAAAAGAATATAGAAAGAACTGACATTTTAACAACATATTTTTGCTCCAGCTGCAATAGGTATGATATTAAATCATTTGAAGGCCAAAAAATTAAATGTAAATTTTGCCATCAAAATAATTCAAGCGAAACAACTAATGTGAAAAACGGAGTAGATGAAAGACAGTTGAATGAAATTTATAATTTGATGGATGTTTATTGCCATCCCTTTACTTCCGGTGGTCAAGAACTACCGATTCAAGAAGCTAAATTAACAGAACTAGTAACTTTAGTAACTAATTATAGCTGCGGAGAAGATTGTTGTACAGATGAAAGCGGAGGCTTACCTTTGGACTGGACTGAATACAGAGAGCCCGGAACTCAATTTATAAAAGCTACCACATCCCCTATAAGTATTAGCAGCCAAATTGAAAAAGTCTACAAAATGCCCGAAGAAGAAAAACGTAGCAAAGAAAAAAAATCCAGACAATTTGTTTTAGAAAATTACAGCATAGAAAAAATAGGTAAACAATTTGAAGATTTAATAGACTCGTTTTCAGATGTAGAGTTTGATTACAAAAAAGAACAAGAAATAAGAAATATCCATTTTGAACCAGACAATTCACTTCCAGATAAAGAATGGGTTGAGTCTTTATATGAAAATATATTAGGTAAAAGCGATCCACAAGGAACTAAACACTGGATCCACAGGTTAAAAACTGATTTATCAAGATCTAAAGTTATTGATTATTTTACTAAGGTGGCGCTAAAAGAAAAATACTTAAATGATTTTGAAGAATTTTTACAAGAAATGGAGAATACTCCAGAAGAAAAAAGAATAGCTTACATAGAACCATTAGGAAGCGAAGAAGTTATCATAGCAACTTCAGTGATTTCTTCAATAAAAAAACTTTACCCTGAACATTCTATTTATTTTTTCACCAAAACAGAAAACATGGGGCTGGTTGACGCTCATCCAGACATTAAAAGAACTTTAAATTACATACCCAAAATAAACGACCCGTTATTCTTGGAGGGTAAAGGCGACAAAAAAGGGTGTTTCGATGTAGTGTATGCTCCTCATTTGTCAATTAAAAATAATTATACCAGAAATAACAAAGATAAACTAGATTATACAACTTATGAATCTGAGTGAAAAAATAGCTTTAGATTGCGGCGTTAAATTAAACAAACCTTTCGTAGATAAATTTTTCTATCCTGTTATTGATGAAAAATATATAGTGATTGATTCTCGAAGCACTTTTAAAGAAGGTGTGTATGACTATTACAAAGATGTCGTACAGCTAGTAGAACCTTATTTAAGTGAGAACAACATAGAAATATATCAATTTGCAGACGACTCTTCTATTAGAATAAAGTCTAAAAAATGCTTTATTAAAATCAATAAAAAACAAGAAAACTACATCATAGATAAATCACAGTTAGTTGTATCTAATGAAAACTACACTTTGTACACAGCTTCGGCTCTAAACAAAAAATCAATTGGTCTTTATTCTGTATTCAACCCAAGCAGCAGAGCTCCTATTTGGAATAAAAACAATCAAGTAGTTTTAGAGTCTGATAGATTTGGCAACAAACCATCTTATAATACTTTATCAGAAAATCCTAAAGCTGTTAATCTAATTGATCCATATGAAGTAGCTAAAAATATTTTAGATAGCTTGAAAATTAAAAATGATTTAGATAAATATGATTTAGTTTTTCTAGGCAGAGATTATAACCAAAAAATCGTTGAAATAATTCCAGATTTTATGTCTGATGAAAATTTTCTAAAAAATCAGTCTATAAATTTAAGATTGGATTATGTAGATGATTTGGACGCTAAAGTTTTACTTTACTGGTTAAAAAACAGAAAAGTAAATATAATAACTAACAAAGATTTAAATATCGATCTACTGAAATCTTATAGAGAAAATATTGTGGCTGTCACGGCAATGGCCTCAGATAACATCACAACTAATTTTATTAAACTTTGTAAATCTGTAGGAGTGAAAATAAATCTTTATTGCGACGACAAAGAAAAGTTTAAAGAATATAAATTTAAATTTCTAGACTGGGAAGTTGAACAAGATTTTTCAGACGAAGAAATAATTCCTACTTTAGAAAAATTTTCAGAATCCTCAAAATACCATAGCTCTAAAATTATTTTATCTAAAGGCAAAAGATATACATGTAAAGCTGCTTTTCTGGCTGGAAAAACTCTTGACATGAACGGAAATGATGTTATATTGGATAAAGAATTCGAAAAAGAAATTGAATTTTTCAAAATATTCAATGTAAACAATCATGCAAAAAATAAAACTTCAGTCAAGAAATGAGTTTGGTCTGCTTGAAAATGTAAACTACGAGCAGAACGATGATGGGTCCGTCAACTGGAGAGCTATGGTAGCTCTTGAACATTTGTACCCAAATAAAGGATGGTTTCAGAAATTCAACAAGCCATTTCCTAAATCTGCTGAAGGTTTAGATGACAACCAATTACTAATTAAGCTTTCAGGAATCAAAGAGCTCGCTAAACTGAGAGGATTCACTGAAGTTAAATATGAAGTAATTAAATGTGAGCTTAACCACGTTGCTGTCAAATGCGGAATTACATGGATAGGTAATTATGAGTCAGAAGGAAAACCTGTATATTTTGAAGATATTGCTAACGCAACAGCACATAATACAAATGATTTCGCATTGAAATTTTTAGAAACTATAGCTGCAAATAGAGCTTTCGTAAGATGCGTTAGAAACTTTCTTAATGTCCATATTGTTGGGTGGGATGAAATTGATTCTTCCTCAAAAGATAGCTCAGAATTAATTGAAGAAATTACTGAAGCTACCTTACCTTCCGCTCAGAAAACACTTGAAAAAGCTGCAAGAAAAAAAGGGTATGATACATTTGATGAATTTAAAAGCTTCTTGAGAGATATGTGGAAATCAGAAAAATATCAAAATGAAGATGTCAAAACTTGGGATGGTTACTTTGACATCCCCGCTTCAGACTCAAGAAAACTGATGGTACTTTTAAAGAAAAGCTAATATGAAAATCGAGATTAAAAAACTTTCTGAAAACGCCACACTTCCTACTCAAGGCTCTGAATACGCTGCTGGTTATGATTTATACGCAGCTGAACAAGGCGTTGTTCCCTCTGAATGCAGACTTTTGATTAAGACTAACATTTCTGTTTCTATTCCTGATGGTTATTATGGAAGAATCGCTCCTCGTTCTGGTCTCGCATATAAGAGTGGTATTGACGTGATGGCCGGTGTAATTGATGCAGATTATCGTGGAGATATTGGAGTTATTTTATATAATACAGATGTAAAAGATTTCGAATTCCAAAAAGGAGATAGAATCGCTCAGTTAATTATCGAAAAATGTCATAAGGTTGAATGGCAAGAAGTTTCTGAGCTTGAAGATTCAGTTAGGTCAGATGGAGGATTCGGATCAACAGGAGTTAGTAAATGATGAAAGAACAACATCTTAGGAAAATTATCGACAAACAGTTTAAAATTGCTAAAGTTGATTTGAAGTTCGAGGATGTGTGCGAAAACAAAATACCAAACTGGTATAAGAAATACACATGCACTGAAGAAGAAAATAAAAAGTGGGTCACTTGGATGAAGAAGTACATCAAAGATAATTTAAAAATGACTAATGATAGAGCCCACATTCAAGCTGCTTGGATCAATATGAATTATGGTCTAAAAGTTAAGAAACAGAAATGAAAATATCTTCTCCTTGCACTGGTTTTTGCAAATTCGAAAATGATGTTTGCACAGTGTGTTGGAGAACAAAAGAACATCTTTTAAATTGGCCCCGATATACAGAAGAGGAAAGACTTGAAATAATGAGCGACTTACAAGCAAATAAGGCCAAATATTTTGAAGAAGTTTTGTCATTTCTTGATCAATATAAAAATGCTCGTCGTCAACTGTTTGAAGAAATGTGTAATAAATTAAATGTGTCTCATGAACACAAATACGCATTTTTTAATTACTGCCTGAACGGTCACGCAATTGACGAGTGGCCAGACATTCTCAACAAATATTTAAAATGAGCGCAGGTAAAGGAGACAAACCTCGTAATTGTTTTAGCTCTTCGTTTAAAAATAACTACGATGAAATTAACTGGGGAGAACAGCAGAATAAAAATTCAAACAGCAGTATTGAATTTAAAAAAGATAAAAACTTTAAAATTCTAGAAAATAAAACTTGCCCTCAGTGCAATAATGCAGTAAGGTTTAACTTCAAAGCTTGCGGAAGTTGCGGATATGTCTTTAGATAAAATACTTGAAAAATATAAGAAAAAATCGGAGCAAAATTTGAATAAGTTATTAACAGAATACTGGACTTGTCAATATTGCGGTGAAGATACTTCCAAAGAACTAAAAAGTGAATTGTCTGGACCAGACCATTGGGATTGTATTTTGAACGCAATTATTGTAGATGATAAAAAAATAGATAATGAACAACAAAGTTGAATTAATTGGTTACTACGGAGATGATCTTGTTCATGCTTGCTCAGCTTGGACATCAACAAGCAGGGATTTAAATGAAGATAAAATTAAAAGAGTGGGCAAGCTCCTTGATATGCTTGCTAGCAACGGTCATCATACTCCTTTTGAAAAGTCTTCTCTTCATTTTCTTGTGGATACTGACATTGCTAGTCACATCCACTTGCTTAAGCATCGCATTGGTGTCTCTATTAATGGAGAAAGCGCAAGGTATAAAGAAATCAAGGAAGACAAATATATTATCCCCGAAGATTGGCCCACAAAGTGGCAAGAAAAATTGCGAGACTATTCAAATAAAGGAAATGAATTATATCACGAAGTCATCAAAGATCTTGAAGAATCACTTGGAAGAAAACGAGTAAAAGAGTCAGCTAGATTTTTTAAAACATACAACTCACAAATTTGTGCGGATGTTATGTTTAACTGGAGATCTTTTTATCATTTCTTAAATTTAAGAAACAAACCTGATGCCCAGAAAGAAATTAGAGATATAGCTTTTGAAATGCTTGAGCTTGTTAAAAATATTGAAGGTAACCCTTTTGAACACACAATAAAAGCTTTTAAACTTTAACCCCACTCAGGTAACCCAAGCAGCATGAAGCCACCCTCTTTTTAAGGGGGTGGCTTTCTTTTTTGTGTTTATAAGTGTAAATAATATTGATGGTACCTCCAGAATTAATTTCTATGGCCTTTGGAAGCCTTTCTGGCTTCATATTTAAGTTTATGGCTCAAAGAGCTAAAGAGAAAGCTGAGATGCTTAAAATGGCTCTTAAAACACAACAAGCGAATGAGGACGCTCATAACGCTGCTGTTCAACGCGTATCAGTCGATGGCGGTAAGTGGGTTAGGCGACTGATAGTCGTTTCAACTTTATTCGGGGTAATTATTGCTCCATTTTTTCTCGCATTATTAAATGAACCATTATACGTACAAATAGCAGAAACAAAAAGATCATATTTGTTTGGCTTATTTGGTGGCGGAACTGATAATTATTTTGTAAGAGTTGATGGATATTTAATGATTCCAGAGGTCAGGCAAACTTTAACGGCTATAGTAGGCTTTTATTTCGGTAGTTCAGTAGTAAAATCATGATCAAGTATATTTTTTTAACGTTAACGCTAATTTTTATTTGTTCTTGTTCTACAGTCAGAGGCTTTAAAAAAAATGATGAACGAGTATTAATTCCCAAAAGAGCTGAAGCTCAAAATAGGTTTATAAGATCTGCTGATGAAAAACCTAATCCAGAAAAGCAAGTCTTATCACCACAAGCATTCACAAAGTGGACTTTATTTTCTAGCGCAGGTAGTTTTATGATATTTCAATTCTTAAGGTGGAAACATATAGTATAAAATGGATATATTAAGAATAACTGGAGCAAAAAGTCTTTGGCACTATTTTAAATTCACATTTTCAGCTTGTTACCGCAAACAACTGCAGGTTGAAAAAGCCAAACAACAGCAGACATTAAACGAATTAATATTAAAAGATAAACTTCTTGAAGAAACAAGTCTTATTAGTAAAGCTGATGCTAAAGGTAGAATTACTTATGCAAATGATAAGTTTTTAAAAGTTACTGGGTACACTTTAGAAGAATGTATTGGCCAAGACCACAATATTGTTAACTCAGGTCATCACCCAAAAGAAGTATGGGTAGACATGTACAAAACTGTTGTTAAAGAAAAAAAGATTTGGCATCATCCATGTGTTGTTAATAAATCTAAAGATGGCAAACTTTATTATGTTAAATCGTGGATTCAAGGTGAATTTGATTTATCAGGTAAATTAAAAGGTTTTATAAGTATTAGGCACGACATCACAAGTTTAATAAATCAACAAAAAGAAATTTCTGAAAAAAATACTTACTTAGAACATGCCGCCAAAATTCTTCGCCACGACATGCATAGCGGTATAAACACTTACATTCCAAGAGGTGTTTCTTCTTTAAAAAGAAGGTTAACTGACGAAGCTATCAAAGAGCTTAAATTAGAAGCGCCATTAAAACTAATACAAGAAGGACTAACTCACACTCAAAAAGTCTATAAAGGCGTTTATGAATTTAGTAATTTAGTTAGACAAGATAATGAACTAAACAAAGAAAAAGTAGATTTAAAGGCTATACTTTTAGATTATTTATCTAGCACGTCTTATGCTGATCAAGTTTTGATTAACGACCTACCCACAATGCCAGTGAATGAAGCTTTATTTTGTACTGCAATAGATAATTTAATTCGAAATGGCTTAAAATACAACGATTCTGACACTAAGAAAGTAGAAATATTCTATAGTAAAAGTACTCACGATCTTTTCATAGAAGACAACGGTAGAGGTTTAACTCAGAAAGATTTAGAATTCTTAATGAAACCTTATACCAGAAAAGCTGATCAAAAAGAATCCGGTTCTGGTTTAGGATTAAATATATGTATAGCTATCTTAGAACAACACAATTTTAAAGTTTCATGCGAAAAGCTTCCGGCACCTTATACAGGCACAAGATTTAAAATAGATCTAGGAAAAATTTCAGAATATAAAATTTAAAGTGTAATAAATAAAAAGGTTTAAGATGATAGATTCGATTTTATTAGTAGATGACGAAAATTTATTTCATTTGGTTTTTGAAGACGCTTGCAGTCTCTTAGATATAACTTTGAATTTAAAAGCTTTAAGTAGCGCAGATCATGCTGAAGATTATTTTGCTAATCTTGTTAAAGAAAATAAAATTAAACCGGATTGTATATTTGTTGACTTAAACATTATTGGGTCTAGTTTTGACGGCATAGAACTAGTAAGAAGAATTAACTTCGAACACGGGGATGGGGTCGTAATTGGCATTATATCTAGCTCTGATGACGAGCAAGAACAAGCCAAAGCCTTAAAAGCTGGTGCTCAATTCTGGATTATCAAATCAGATGAAATCGAACCTCGATTAGAAGATTTCACTAAAGATTTCGATGGGTACAAATCGAGAACAGCTCCTTTTAAGGTTTATAAATGATACGTTTTAGTGATGACTTAAAAAAAGAATTAATACAATTAGCCGCCGAAAAAGAAATTTTTCTGGAGGGTAATATCACTAAAATTATCGATACAGACGGTCACGCAGAGTTTCACTCCTACATTCAGTCAGCAATAAATAGAGACAGAGAAAACAGAAAAAAACGTCTCGAAATTACAAAAACCATTCAAGAGCAAAATAAAGCTCTAATGGAATGGAAATCCCACAACGAAGAATTGAATAAAGAACTTCAATTAGCTTTAGCAGAGTCTGAAAAAGCTAAACAACTTGCAGAAAATGATTTAGACGTATTGCAAAAAAAAACGCAAAACGAATTAGTTGGTTCGATTGTGAAAGTTGCACTATGGATTATATGCGGGGTTGGGACAATAACTTCAATTCTTTTCGCTCTTACTTTATTCACGGGTTTAGAAAACAAAACCGTGGAATCTTCTTGGAGCAACATGTTCAGCATTCTCTTAACTAATAGCTTCAGCATAGTTGGCACTATTATGGGCGTTAAATATGCCGGTAACAAAGGCAGCGGTAAATGTCAATATTGCAAAAAAAATTAAATAAAACCGGCAAAATCGCTACCGGCGTGTAAAGTTAGGCATGGGGGAACTGCATACCATAGCCAGCAATGGTAATTTAAATGTTATAAAGAAAGCGCTTTCTAAAGATAAAGACGCTTTTCTTGCTATTGATGAAGAAATGGGCTGGTCACCGCTTCACTACGCAGCAAATAAAAGCAAAACTAAAATTGTAGAAGCTATTTTAGAAGCCGGAGTAGACCCAAATATTCCAAGTGTTCCTCCTCCAAAATACAAACAAAATTCTTGGAATTTAGCTATGGAGTTAGACGAAGGCAACGTCGATCCCGTTGTTTATCCTCTTGATGTTGCAGACGGACCTTCTCGAACCACTGTATTTAAAACTTTGCTGATGTATGGAGCAACTTTTTTTGGTGATGAAATTACTTTGCATCAAGCTGTACAGTTAGATGATATGGATGAAGTTCAGGGGCTACTAGAAGATGAAAGCTTAAGGATTAACGCTAGAGATAACAGAGGCTGGATGGCAATTCATTATGCTGTAGACCTTGGAAATATGGAGATGCTTAAGGTTTTAATAGCTCATAAAGCTAATGTCAACGGCTCTACCTACGCAAAAGACGCTACAATGCATTTCAATGCTTGGGAGATAGCTAACCTTAAAAATGACGAGGTAATGCTTAAGTATTTAGAATCCAAAGGGGCTAAGCGTCACCCCGGCATACAGCAAAATCAAAGAGCTTCATTAAAAAGTCAAACTAAATTATATAACACTTCAAAATCTGACTTAAATATGTCAGCAGTTAGAGAAAAGCTCAGAGAAAGAGAAGCTTCTTTCAAAAAAGCCCCTAAAGCTCCCGAAGGGTTTCTTGGTAAACTGTTTGAAAATAAACATGATAAAGAAAAAAGATTAGCTTTAGAAGCTCTTGCTGAAAAAGAAAGATTAAAAGCGGAACAAGAAAAAAAAGAAAAACAAGAAGAACAAGAAAGAAAAAGAAAAGAACAGCAAGTTATAAAGTGGGCCGGAGGCGTAGATCCTTTTAAATTAAAAGGTCAGTCAATAACTTATGATCAACAATGTGAGGCACACACTTATTTTATGGATATAGTTGGCTATTCTAAAAAAAGTACAACAGAACAAAAACAAGTTTCAGACGAGTTAGTTCGCATTGTTAAAGGAACTGAAAGTTTTCAAAAAGCAGATAAAAAAGGTAAATTAATTATTTTACCTACTGGAGACGGCATGGCTTTAGTTTTCTTTGATTCTATTCATACTGCATTTAAATGCGCTATAGATGTAGGCATGAGGACTTACAAACACGCTCAGATAGGTTTACGTCACGGCGTTTATACTGGGCCTGTAGTACCCGTTAAAGATATCAATGATAATCCAAATGTGTCTGGTACAGGAATAAATATGGCTCAACGTTGTATGGACGCAGGAGATAATGATCATATTTTAATATCAGATCATGTTTGTCAGTATGTAAAAGAAACTTCTGTAGCGGGAATAAAATTTGAGGATTGGGGGCCGGTAGTCGTTAAGCATGGCGCTACAGTACATATGTGGACAGTGTTTGGTCCTAATTTTGGCAGACAAGAGTTTCCACACTGGAGAGGTGTTAAAAGATTAGAGTATAAAGAAGAGGAAGAAGATCAGTAAAATAAAATTAAGTGCTCATCTTCTAAAGTTTTTTCAAATTCTTTTATTTGTATTTTAATATTTACCGCACTGCAATCATTTAATCCACTATAGATATTTATATTTTCTTCATCAACGACAACGTTCATTGGAAATATAACTTCATATTGAAAAAATAGATTATTAAAACTCCCAACTCTTCTCCATTCCCATAGTGCCGTTAACAAATCAGGATCACTATATTCTCTACTTGATTCAAAAAATGGATTTACATAATACCCTATAGGGTTATTTTCTGCATCTAACCTAAGTAAACCTATGTAATATTTCATATGAAGAAAACCAAGAACTACATTGCTATGAAACAAGGCATATTTTTTATTATTAACGGTAAAAATATTAGTGCTTAACTTTGGTTTCCCATACTGTTTTCTCCAATATTTAAAGTTTAGTTGTTTTTCTATCACCACATTCTCTTTTTCATCTATTATTGTATATGGATCTATGTGATAAATGATTTGATTCCAGTTCACGCATTGCCAATTTTTTTCAAAATGAGATTTTTGAGTCTGGAAATGAATTATTTTCTCAGAGGTTTTATTATACTTTTTGAATTCTATGTTTTTGATTTTAGAAAAATCACTTTTATACCTTTTGCACGATGCAAAACTAATATTTTCACTATCGATAACCCTTGCATCTTCGCACGATATTAAATATTCATCAGACAATTTATGTTTTAGTAGAATATTTTCATTGCCATCGATGATATCACTAATAAGAACAGAATTTTCGTATTTAAATTCTCTTCTAAAAATAATAAAATCACCCAAACAAGATGGATTGAAATAATTAAATTCGCCATCAAACGTTTTTAGAATGTCAACCTCTACATTTTTTAAGTCAAAAATCATAATATAAAAAAACGGTCACCGTTTTACGATGACCGCTGTAAGACTTTATTATTACTTCTTTCTAATTAGAAATTCCAGCGTAATCCAGCGGTGGTAACAATGTCTCCGCCAAATTCTTCTGTAGCAAAGTTATAGTTAGCGACATCAAAGCTGTTGTCAAACCAACCGACTTGGCCAAAAAGTTCCAATTTTTCCCATAAAGTTCTGGAAACGTCAACTTTTGCATTAACTGTATCATAATCAGTTAGTTGTCCGTATTCAACAGATGGGGTAAGAGTGAAAAAACCGTCGATATCGAAAGACTTCTTCAAGCCAACAATATAACCTCTTTGCGCGAAACCTTGATCAGATACATTTAAATCATGAGTTCCGATAACGTAAGGGGTGATATACTTGTTATTTAAAGAAAGCGTAATTCTTCCTTCTGTAGAATTAGCTCCCAAGGCAACCTGATGCTGAAACACTTGAGCATCTCCCCTTAAAGAAAAACCATCAAAAAGATCAATAGCCTTTCCAATTCCTACATTGCCATGTAATTCGCCAAGTCCTTCTCCAGCATTTAGCGTAACAGCTCCAACATAAGTGTCGATGCCGTAATACTGAGTTCCAACGTCAACTCCGACAAAGCTCTGAGATCCAGTCTTTGCCAAACCATTAACGATATAGTTAGATGTGTACCCAGCATTTACGCTTGCCTTAAGCTTAGATTCACCTTCAGCCATAATATTAGCTGAAACAACAATACTTAGTAATGATAGAATAAACTTATTCATATGTTCTGTATTTTACACTAAATCTAAAATGATTCAACTTTTTTCTTGCAAGCTAAGTAAAACCAATGTAAATTAATAAGGAAATGCATAAAAATGCAGATAAAATAACAACTTTATTATTAGACGCGGCGTTTCTCCCCCACTGTTTTATCACAGGTAAAACAGCTTTTTTGCATCTTTTGAAGGATTCTGTGCGTTGTTTTGACGCAAAAGACAATTTAATTGATAATAATTACGAATGGTTTAAGAATGAAGGTATAAATTTCTACAAAGATCAGCCATTTTTAAGGTCAAAAGAGAGAATTTGGTTCATCCCAACCATAGCAGTATTAAAAAAGAGAACATTCTTTAATTTAAAAATAAATAAACCCAGAACTATCAGCTTAAAAAGATTAGCTTTATTATTTAATAATACTTGTCAGATTTGTTTCGAAAAATATGATAGAAATGAATTAACTATAGAACATATTTACCCCAAATCTAAAGGCGGAATTAGAGAAATAGACAATGTTACGTTATCATGTAAATATTGCAATCAAAAAAAGAAAGATATTTACCCGTTTATGAGCGTAAAAAACACAGAGATCAAAACAGCCCCGCTTCCGTTACCAGTCTTACCAGATAAAACAGTAAAAATCAGAAAAGAGTGGAATAAATTTTTTATATACAAAAGGCTATGAACGATACGATAATAACTATAGACGCCTTCGCAAACGGCGAGTATAAAAATTCTATGCTTAGAGACTGCATAAAGCAGTTCAAAAAATTTAATCTTCCTATATTTTTAATTTCTAACTCAGGTATAGATTCAGAAACTCAAGAGTTATTAGATTATTATTTTTTCGATAAAAACGATTTAAAATACACGATAGACATACCCCATCAAGAAATTTTTTGGTGGACAGAAAATAGTGATTTTATGTTCGAAAAAAAAGAACACTTCACTCAACCACATGGATTATCGGTATTAAAAAATTTAAATACAACTGTTAGTTTTGTCAAACAACTTGGTTTTAAAAATTTTATTCATTTCGAATGGGATTTTTTTCCTTCAGATGAAATGATAGAAATACTAAAAAATAAAGTTGAGTCTACTATATCATCTAATAAAAAAGCTTTTTTTTATAAATCTGAAGAATATAGAGACGGCACTTCTGATGATTTAATGTTTTACTTTTGGTTTTCTGAAATAGATTTTTGGGAAAAACATTTTGTCAATGTGGAGTCTGAAGAAAAACTGCTGCATTGGTTAAAAGAAAAACATGATATACCTAATGCCACTCAAGCGGAAAAAGTTCTATACGCTTCATTCAAAAACGTTTTAGATGAATGCAAAATAACTGAGTTTAAAGAGTTTGAAGAAAATGTTAGAGACACATATAGTCGCTCTAATATTATACAAAACGATTTAAATTTCGCCACATTATCTAAAGAGGGAGGCATAGCTTGTCTGGCTCCGGTATACAGGAGCGATGAGTTAGACAAAAATACAATTTCTATTTTTTCTTGGAACCGTGGATTTCAAATCATAAATAACATTAAATACAAAATAAAATTCAAAGATAAAGAGATTGAAATAAATCATTCTGATGTTCCAATAAACTGTTATAAATATGATATAATAGATTTTACAGAAAATGATTTTCCCGTACAAGTTGAAATAGATGATATTTTTAAATTTTCCTACGAAAAATATTCAGATTTTGACGGCAATCTTTTATTTAAAGATGGAACTAAAAATTACCACACAAACTAAAATTTATGAACATATCCGAATTCGAAAGAACTAAACCTAGAGAAACTTATAAATCTATTACAGATTCAATTAAAAAATATAAAAAAATAATTGAGAGCAAACACCCGCCGATGGACGATGAAGATGCCGTAGCAATTAGTTTGTGCGAAGAATTTATAGAAGATCTAGTGAAAATAAAAAACAATTTAATCGAAGGAAAATAATGGGCCAATTAAACGCAAATACACCATACATACAATGTTATATTAGAAATAAATACATCTTTGGACCGGAAGATGAAGGTTTAACCGAAGGTTATATATTTGGCTGTAAGTCGATGATAAATCGACCAATGCATTTTCACTTTCAATGTGAGTTCGGTGCTATTTTCTGGATGATGCCAATTTCTGCTTTTTGCGATGGAAAAGATTATGACAAACTTTCTGATGACGAACAAACAAGGCTATCATTGCTTCAGACTTGGGATTGTCAGTCAAATAATATTGCAGTAACCACGTTTGGTTTTCTTCAAAATAAAAAAGTAGATGTATTATGCCGGGACCACAAATGGAGAAGTGGTAAATATTTATTTACCATAGATGATTACGAAGGTGATTTAAATGAATTAAATATTGGTTATTCAAATGATCAGGACAGTAAATGTTATCATTTTCTTCAGATGGATGATGGTAATTTTATGATACCTCCAAACAATCTCCTGAGATGGCACAACCCTGATTTTATTGTCCCCTATCCTAAAGATAACATTCCTAAAATAAAACTCTTGACAGACCAGATGAGTTCAGAGTATATTGACAGAACGTACGGCAATAAACCGTATTTCTTTTACAACGACAATTCTGAAGAAAAAACTTGACAAAAACATATGAGCTCATTATTGTGTATTGTGTTATTCATTATCGCTTCACTGTTTGTTGCGAATAAATGGGAGAACTATTAAATTATGTCTACTAATAATCAATCAGATTGGAAAGAGCGAGAAGTTGGAGCTCTTTGGAAAAAAGTTAGCAGCGGAAACAAAGCTAATTATTGCACTGGCTACATTGTTTCTGACGAACTTGGAAGCAAAGTCAAGCAACGTGTAATTATGTTCGCTAATAAAAATAAGTCAAACGAGAAATCGCCTGATTTTATTATTTATACTTCTAATGAAGTTTCGAATGAAGCTAGCCCATCTTTTCAAAAAGATGTACCTAAATCAGCTTCTACCGAAAAGCAACACATGGAAGAAGATAGTATTCCTTCTTTGTGACATTAGAAAAACCCAAGAAAAGCCCCTACAATACGTAGGGGCTTTTTATGTTTTCCGTAGAAAATTTCAAACCAGTTAAAGACTTAAGCACTTTTGAATCGATGTATTTGAAAGCGCTTGATAAAATCAAAAAAGAATCAGAGCAAAAACGCCAACTGTTTGATTCCTACAAAAAAAGTTGTGTTTTTAACAAAAGCATTTTTATTTATAAAAAAAATAATGAAACGGTTGGGTTTTGCATGTACGAAAAAACAGAAGACGAATTTTTCTTGATTTTCGATTACGCAGAAAAAGGAGCAGGAAGAAAATGCAGAACTGAGTTAGTTAATGTGTTAAAAAAAATAACACCTGAATTTAAATTCTTTGTGAGTAAATCTAATTTTTTATCTAAAAATTCTGTGAAAAAAGTTTACAAAAAACATTTTAACAGTCTCTTTTTAAGGGAGGAAAATGATAACTCAGTCAACGGGTATATCATTTACACTGCTATTTTTACTTGACTTAATCTGAATTAATGTTACTTTGATCGTTAATGAAATTAGGATTAGTTTGTATATCAGAATTGCTGCGAGATAAATCTCCAGAGCTCAAGTTTCAAACAATGACTCGGGCTCAGTTTAACAAGAAAGACAGAGAAGAATCTATTCAAATACTTTCTGGTCGCGTAGCTCATAACCTCAGAGTTACAATAGAGACTATTAAACACTGCAAAGAAGTTGGCATTAAACACTACAGGCTTTCTTGCAAGTTATTTCCTCTGATCACAGATCCCACACTTAATTTACAGGTTGAACATTTTCCTAATTACGACGACATTCTAAATTTGTTGAGAGAAATAGGTCGAATTGCCCAGCAACTTCAAATTAGTTTGTCAATCCATCCTGATCAATTTGTTGTGCTTGGCTCTAACTCAGATGATGTTTGCGCCAAATCAATCGTAGAGTTAAATTTTCATGCATGGGTACTAGACATGTGCGGTATGCCTAGAGATTACACATGCCCAATTAATATTCATCCTAGTCTTTCTAAATTTGATTCTGTTGAAGGCTTCATGAACAAGCTCATGAATAATTTTTTCCAGTGCGATCCCGGCGTTAGAGCTAGGCTTGTATTTGAAAACGAAGATAAAGGTTTTTGGAATTGCGCCAACCTTTACGAATATTTTCATAATTATACTAAACATACGTTTGGTTTTGCGTTTCCTTTAACTTTTGATAACCTTCATGACGAAGCTAATCCCAGCCTTGATGAAAATGGTAGTAAAATTGATATTATTACTTGGGTTATGAAATTTTATCATACTTGGGGTGTCGAGCCAACATTTCATTGGTCAGAAGCTGCAGAGGGAACGGTTCGTAATCATGCTCGCAATCTAACTAAAGCTCCTGAAGATTTCGGTTTTGATATCACTTGGGAAGTAGAAGTCAAAGGAAAAGACAAAGGATTTCAACATTTGCTTAATAAAAGTTTGAAATTCAATTGATGTAATATATTATATTTAGATGAAAAAATGCGAGTTAATTATAACAGACGAAGAGTTTGAAACGTTAAAGCAAATCTTTTCTTATGAACCAGATTTTGAGCCAAGATGTAAAGAAGACAGGTTAATTGTAAACCTAATGAAAGACATCTTAGAAACATCTGAAGAATATGTTGACAAAGAATGAAAGCTTCGTTATATTTAGAAGGAACCAATAAAGGTGCAGAATTTTTTCAAGATTACGAAGGTCAAGAAATCTTGATACAAAGCATATATAAAAACATACAAGTCAATTCTCCGCCTTTAGCTGAAATAAGAACTGCAGACGAAAAAATACATACAGTACAGCTAATAGACACAAGATTTATAGATAGTTTTATTTTTCTTCATTGCTATGTTACAGATAAAGATGGTAACGGAGGAAAAGCCTTATTAAGATTGAAACCAATTAATTAATTAATGATATGTCTCATTTAAACACTCAAGTGGTAAGAACTAACACATCCGCTGCATTGCTATCCGCTATCGGCAGCGCGAAACCTGAAGAAATTGACACTTTGTGGGCAATTCTTAAATACAAGGAAATTGGCATTTACCGAAAAGTTAAGTGCATGGCCTCCGTTCTAGGACTTAGTTTTGAAAAAGTTGTAACAGAGCTTCCTAAAGATGATAGTGGCAGAATCCTTGATTATAAGACTCGCCATCTAATTCACGACACTCTTATTGAAAACTCTTAATATGAACGTTAAATATATTGTAAAAGATCGCAGAGGACATTATCAGTCAGCTTACAATTTAAAGTTAGGCAAACAAAAAGCTTATGATTGGGCTGTTCAGTGCGCTAAATCTGTTAATGGAGTTGTTTATCTTGTTAATGAAGATGAAAAAACTGAAGAAGAAGTGTTTCGCGTAGCATCTTAATTTAATCGCTATAGTAAAGTATAAGTAATATATAATTCACAAGGTTAATACACTAGATGTATTTCAGAACCTCATTATAGTTATTTATTTTATTATAGCGATATTTTTTTCATGAAGTTGTTTGTTCCGCTAATATGTTATAATAGGACATGTCATACAGATTATATGTGGTCTGTATTTCGATTCGTTCATTATTGTGCGCAACAAAAACTAGACGCTACTTTTTATCCTATTTTTTGGGATAGCTTGATAAGCAGAGCAAGAAACGCTGCAGCAGCTGAATTTTTAAGCAGCGATGCCACGCACTTATTATTTATTGATGCAGATATTTCTTTTGATCCAGAAGATGTACTCAAACTGATTCAAAGCAATAAAGACGTTATATGCTCACCTTACCCTAAAAAATACATCAAAGATAATCCTAACGACGGGCGTCCGTTTGAGCCTGTCGATTTTGCTGTATCTGGTTCCATGAGGAAAGTCTCTGAAAAAGAATATGAGATACAGAGTGTTGCAACAGGATTTCTTTTAATAAAAAGAAACGTATTTGAAAATCTCATTGACAAGTATCCTGAAATAGAATATGTTAATGATATTGATGGATATGGTCCGGGTAAAGTAATGCATGATTTTTTCAGGGTGCATATAAATCCTAACACTAAAATTTATGAAAGTGAAGATTGGGGTTTTTGCACTTTATGGAGAAACATGGGCGGAAAAGTCTATGCAAGAAATGATATAAGTCTGGGTCATTGGGGCTGGAAAGAATATAAAGGTAATTTTAATAATTGGATTAAAACATTAGAAAAATAAATTATGCCAAATTGGGTTCACGTTACAGTTAGCGCAAATAAAAAAGTTCTCGAAGATATAATCAACGAGAAAGGAGAAATTACTTTTGAGAAAGTTTCTCCTATGCCACAAGAAATGAAGAAGCGAGGTACGCATCTTCAAATTATGACTCAGGATCAAATTGATCAACAATGGAAAGAGTATGAGGAACAAAAAGCCGAAGGTAAGTTGCAACATGATTTAGGCTACCCTCATGGAGTCGGTGTAACCCAAGAAGAACACGATAAAATGATGCATAATTATGGTGTTGATAATTGGTATGATTGGTCAGTAGAATATTGGGGTTGTAAATGGGACGCTTCTTCTGATGAAACTTGGGAAGATGCAGAACATTATGTTTCTTTTTCTACAGCTTGGAGTCACCCAGAAGCTTTCATGGAAACTTTAAGTAAAAAACATCCAGAGGAACTTATAGAGGTGGAATGGGAAGAAGAACAAGGCTTTGGTCAAGTTTATGTTATCAAAGATGGAATGATTGAAGTCAAAGAGCAATGGGATCTTCCTGAGTGGGGCGAAGAAGAAGAGGTAGACGGGTATACGATCACAGAATGTATTGCTGACGGTGGTCGATTCGATGTTGGTGTGCCGAATTTTCACGAAGGTAAATGGTATATTGATTGGGACGAAAGCCAAGAATACGACTCTCTTGAAGAAGCTAAAGAATATTTAGAAAGTATAGAAAACAATGGCTAATATATATATAGAAAAATGGGAAGTGTGGTCAACCACAAATTGTAAATTGCTAAAATATGATACTGATAATCTTCGTAAATCGTTTCGAGAAATGGCAGATTGGGACGATGAGAAGATCAAACAGTATTTAGAAGATAACGATGGAAACATTGAATTTAACGATGCTGACGATAAAAGTGGCGAGTGGTGGGATGTAAGCGAAGATGCTTATCTACAGATCGAAGAAAATCAATATCAATTTGATGAAGCAAGCGATGCAGGTTGTCAAGTATTTTCTAATGCTGAAGAATGGGAAAGCCGAGCATGGTGGAGAGGGGATCATGATCTAAGATGTGAAGATCGTAGTAAAGATTATGATGAAATCATGAATCATTTTCTAACTACCATGAAAACATATGAGTTTGAAGAGTGGGTCGATGAAGATGAAGAAGAATAAAACATGTTAAAAAATTTATGGTTAATTTGGTGCAGAACTGTTGATCATAGAATCGGTAAGACGAACGACGACGAACCGAATATTCCAATTTTATCTTTAAAACAAGCGCAGGTCAGTTTGATTCTGCGCAGTTTTATTATTTTAGTTAATTTAATTACTTGTTTTTTTATTGTTGCCAACATAATACATAAATGGTGAACTTATGACTTATCAACAGGCATTATATGTAAAAAAATTATTAGAAGAAGGTTTAGCTTTAGCTCAGATCGCTGAAAAGTATTACCGTAAATATGGTATAACAGATATCTGCCAAGGCCCGGACGTATACACTTACGAAAAAGGTAAAAAGAAATATACTTTTTCTAATTTGCAAGGTAACGATATAAAGTCTACCGCATCATTAATATTAAGAGAGAAGCTGTAATGAATATTAAAAATTTCGATGACAAAGAAGTAGAAATTATTTATACAAAAGTTCCGCCACAATATAATGCGGAAGGTCTTTGTGACGATCCTGATAAATATAAAAGACCTCTTATTATTGTAGATCCGACATTAAAACCTCGTCGTCAATTAAATGTTCTAATAGAAGAAGTTTTCCATGCTTACTTCTTTGATTTACCGGAATGGAAAGCCCGGAAGTTTGCAGCTAATCTAGGAAAAGTTATATATAATAAATATCTAAAGAAATAAATAATTTCACATATTTATAATTGCCATGTACATTCAAGTATGAAAAAATGTTTATATTGTGGAGATGAAATACACGACAATGATGATTTTGAGAAGATAGGAAGAAAGTATATTTGTGTTTTTTGCTATGAAGATGAGTATGTCTCCGAAACTTATAATCAAGAAGATTATTTAATTGATGATGATGATGATTATTATGTTGAATAAAATTGATTTTGTGTGTAATATATATTAGCGCAACAACACTGGATATTCACTTTCGCTAAGTGAAATCCAGTAAGACCCCGTAGCGCATCAAAAAATTCCAAGTGTTTTTTGAAGGGGTCTTTTTTCTCTACTTCCGAATAAAAAAAATTTGACATTCACCTTTCCCTAATTTAAATTGCCAGTGTATGACAGAAAAGCAGAAAAGAGGTAGAGGCAGACCTAAAGGCTCTACCAGTACCGTTGATATGACTCTTGAAGATCTACTGAAAGAGTTGGATGGCGACATGAAGGCTACTGTGCCTGTTGGTCGCGTTTGGCTTGCCAATCGTACTCCAGCTGGACTTAAGCCAGAGCCAAAGCCAGAGTCAGAACCAACGAAGCAAGTTGAAGCTGAACCAAAGATTGAGTTCACAATCAGCTAATTCAATGGGGGAGAGCAATCTCCCCCACTTTTTTCTTGACTTCTCATTGAATAAATATTAGATTGATCATTGTAAGGAATAAATATTATGCCATTTGAAAAACTAGTTGGACAAGAGCAAATCAAAAGTAAACTCAACTTCTACATTGATGTTCATAAGAAAACAGGTGTCGTACCTTTTCTTAATTTTATTGGTGCTAGAGGTTTAGGTAAAACCGCCTACGCTAGAGAGTTTGCTAAGAGTCTAAGAAATAAAAATGGAATAGAAAAAAAATTCATTGAGATCAACAGTTCTACCATTAAGTCTGTTGCTCAATTTCTTGAGCAAGTTTTCGTGCCTCACATTCAAGATAAAGAAGTTACAGTCCTTTTTGATGAGTGTCATGCTTTGCCTGATAGTTTGGTCTACACTCTTCTTACTGTATTGAATACAGAGAAGAGTCCCAAACGAAGTTACAGAGCTGGAGATGAGATTTATGAGTTTGATTTCAGCAAGCATCATTTCTTATTTGCTACTACTGAAAGCCATGATCTCTTCCCTCCACTTAAAGATAGGCTAACTGTAGTAGAGTTCTCTGACTATAGCACTGATGATCTGAAAGGTATTTTTAAATCATATCTCCCAGAATACACCTTCAGTGAAGATGCGTTACAAGTGATTGCAGAAACGTCAAGAGGCAATGCTAGGTCTTGTATATTAAGAGCCAAAGAAATCAAAGATTACTGTGAAGCTTATAAAATCAATCACATCAACAAAAAACACACTGTAAAGCTGTTTGGTATTCTTGGCATTTTGCCTCAAGGGTTAAATCGTATTGAGTGGCAGATATTAAATATTCTCAAGAAGCATGGGTCTTGCTCACTAGCTTCTATTGCAGCTAAAACTGGATTATCTAGAAGTAGTATCCAGAGGGATCATGAAATGTTTCTTCTTCGTAAAGGTTTCATTACAATTGAAGGCCTGAGAAAGATCACATATGATGGAGTTAAAGTTGTTGAGAAACAGTTTAGCTAAGTTATAATAGTTTATGACCGCTCTCGTAGCTCAGTTGGACAGAGCAACTGCCTTCTAAGCAGTGGGTCGCACGTTCGAGTCGTGCCGGGAGCACCATAAAACTAGTGTAACAATTTTTATATGGCTAATATCGCTGATAATTTTAAGGGCCTACCAATAGAAGATTTGATTGTTTCCCCTCTTGTTGGTATGGCGAAAGGACAAGCAAAGCTTAATGATATCACTTGGAAGTATATCAAAGAAGTGGCATTCGATGAAAAAGGAAACACGAATGCAATCGACGTTAACATCCTTCGTTATGTTAAACCATCAGATGGCGGAACACCAGAGGCTCAAACTTTAAAAGCGAAAGTCCCGATGCTTCCATTAGTACCTCTTCCTGCTTTAGCAATCAAAACTGCTGACATCGAATTCACGATGGAGGTTCAGCAGTCTGATAAGAGCGAAGACGAAAGCTCTTCAGAAGCTTCAACCAGTGCTAATGTTAGCTACAAATCCTTTTGGGGATTGAAGGTTAGCGCAAGCGTTAGCGGTAAGGTAGCCTCTAAGTCCACAAACACACGCAGCACTGACAATAGCGCCAAGTATGATGTCAAGGTACATGCTGAGCAGTTACCTCCTACAGAAGGTATGCTGAAGCTTTCTGATGCATTAAACATGATGCTAGATCCTGTTGTTCTTAATGACAGCAGCAGTAAAGATTAAATAATATATGGCGAGTAAATTAAAATTACAAAAGCTAATAGCTTCATTAAATCATGCTGTATCTAATTCAGTAGATTTTTTAGAAAAACAACATGTAAATAATTTACTCAAGTACTTCGATAAAGACGGGAACCCCGTTACTTCTGATTTCCAAGTTGGAGATGAGGTAATGAGGGTTCCCTTGTTTTGTTTAGCCAACCACCAATCACTTTCTTTAAAAGAAATAGAATTAGAGTTTGCTGTATCGCTTGCTGACACTGAGAACATAGAAACAGATCAGGACAACATTCATATTGATTTACATCACACAGAAAAAAAACGCAAGATGCATGTTAAAATAAAAATGGAAAACAATGGAACTCCTGAAGCAGTCAATCGTTTGAATGACGAGTTGATACAAAAAATACAACAGATTAAAAAATGATCGGCGGCGGTTTTGTTTGTCCTTCCTGCAGAACTCCTCTTGGTATCGACTTGGGGTTTATCATAGATAACCCAGTTTGTCAATGCCCATCTTGTGAAGCGATAATGAGTTTTCAATATAATGAAGAAATCGCAAAAGAATATAGAAAAGCTCTAAAAGAAATAGAAAATATAAAAAAGAGTATTTCTATATGAAAATAGCAATAGTAAGCGGCGGCTTCGATCCGCTACACGTCGGTCACGTTGAACTGATGCAGAAAGCTAGATGTTTAGCTGATGCGTTAATTGTTATTGTAAATGATGATGATTTTTTAACAAGAAAAAAAGGCAAACCATTTATGCCTTTTGAAGAAAGAAAAAAAATTGTAGAAAATATTCGTTATGTTGATATGGCTGTAAAATGTATTGACAAAGATCAAACCGTCTGTGAAACTTTAAGAGGGTTAGCTTCCTGCAGAACGCTTATCGCAGGGCAACCTTATGAAAAGCTTATGTTTTGTAACGGAGGAGACAGAACTTCCGGCGAAAATACACCGGAACACGCTTTGTGTCTTGAGTTAGGCATAGAATCAGTTTACGGACTTGGAGATAAAATTCAAAGTAGTAGCTGGCTCACTAATAAATAATAATTGTAATTCAGGATATCAATATTCTAGAAATATTTCACTCTATCATTACAATATTATAAATAAACTAAAATTCACATTGTTAATGTACTAGATACATTTCACGTCATCATTTTAGTTTGAAATCATCACCGAAACCCGGTGGTGATTTTTTTTTGATTTTTTTTGTAGAAAACTTGTTGACGAATTTTATCATATAGCAGTAATAAAAATTTTGTTTAAAACATCAACATCGTTCGGAGGGAATTGCAAACCCTATAAAGAATAGAATGTTTCAGTCGCTCACAAAAATTTATTACATATTTTTACCATGACTACTTTTAACTTAAGCAAGAGGTCGAACTTTAGAGTTCGAGTAAATAACTACAAATTTATCACATTAGATTGTGGTAAAAATTCCGCAACTTATTTTGATGGCGAAAAAGTTTTCATTATCTCCCATCAAGAGTTGTTAGAACTTCCAATCAAGTATCCCGGCTACGCTTTTGTAGGTGAGGACGCTCATTTCGGAGTCCCAAGGACAAATAAATCCCTAGCTCAACCGTTTACAGCGCCACAGCTTCAAGGTTTGTATGAACTTTGCAGGGAAAATGATGTCATCTTGAGACTATTTCCACAAAAGTCAACACCAAGAGCTAAATTATATTCTAAATTAAAAAAATCTGATTTAGACGACCCTAAATCTATATACAAATTAGTATTAGATTTTGAAGAAATCAAGCTTAAAACCCCTAAAACATTTTTTGAATCGACTCAAGCGCAGAAAGAGGGGTATCGCATGAAAAATAAACTAAATAAAGTTTTAAATTACGCTCGTTATGGTGATTATAGTGATGAAAATGCAGCTTGGCTTAAAGACCACATGGAAGAATTGATTTCTAGGCTTTCTGAAGACGCCAAAAAGTGCTTTAATTTAGATGAATCAACTTGTCGATATAAAGTCAGCAGCAAGAAAAAAGGTTTTGAAGCTGGTGATTTAAGAATAAATCAAATCAGTATTCCCCAACTATACTCTATTCTAGCTTCTATGCAAGGAGAAATCGACGAAGAAAGTCTTGATATTTTACCTAACAAAGTTATTAGAAATTCTACTGGCGATTTACCAAGTTGGACTTTCGCAAAAAAACATTTGTTTTGTTTTAGCCCTTTTCACCAAAAAGGAGGAGTAGCTAGAAGCAATCTTTATTATCATGGTAAAAGAAACTGGATTATAAAACAAGTGAAAGAAAAATACAATGAGAATCTCAGAAGTAAAAACAGAGGTGAGTTTTCTTTAGAACAAGATGTAATTTTTCGCCATTACAGAAAAACTTACACTAGCGCTATTAAGGAAGTCTTCAATGCGATGAGAGACATGATTTCTAAAAGCTAGTTTAATGCGTCGTTGTAATTCACCCTTTCAATATTTTAAAATATTTCAGGAAGTCATTACAGCGGCGCATCTTTTAAATTTCTAAAGACTATAGTTCAGAATATCAATATTTAAAAATATTTCAAGGTATCACTATAGTTATTATTTTAAGTAAATTTATATTTCAGAGGTTCAATATACAAGATATATTTCATTTACTCAATATAGATTTACAATTTTTACAAGAAACTAGATATATAATTCAAAACATCAATATACAAGATATATTTTAGACTGTCATTATAATTTAGTTTCTTATTTTTAATTTTACAATAGACTTGATATAATTCAAAAAGTTATTATGCTTGACATAATTCATCCCTTCATTATACGGTCTATTAAATAATTTATAGATTGGATGTGTAATTCAAGGGATCAATACGCCAGACGTATTTCAAAGTCTCATTACAATTCAATCTAAACTTTTAACTTGACTAATGTGATTCACAACGTTAATATACAAGATATATTTCAAAACGTCATCGCATTAGTCATTTTATTTTATGATAACAGGAAAACCATTAACAGTAAATAAAACTTGGGGCAAAGAAGTCTGGCTTGTCAACAATGAAAAAGAAGATTACTGCTCCAAAATTCTACACATCGAAGCTGGCAAAAACACTTCGATGCATTTTCATGCGCTAAAACATGAAACTTTTTACGTTCAAGAAGGCACTTTAAGAGTTGATCTTTTAAATACATTGACTTGCGAAGTAACAACAGTTAGAGTCCCCAAAGGAGAAACTTTAGAAATTGATAGGATTCGTCCTCACAAATTGATTGCAGAGGAAGAAGATGTTGTGTTAATTGAAACCAGTACTTTTCACAGAGACGAAGACAGTTACAGAGTTTGGCGCTAAGCACAATCTTAAATAAAAGCCAAAGGAATAACTGATTAATACACTAAAAACGTGTAACATATATTAGACATGAGCAAGTTCGACGACGTAAGAATTCCATTATCTTATTTTAAAGAAATCGTAAGTAAAGAACAGTTAAGCATTTTAAAATACGCTGAAAGATCTGACAAGTTTTTTCAGACGAAATGCCTTGACTGCAAAGGAAGAACTTATCGAATCAACAGAAAGAAGCTTTACAAACAGAAAAGAGATGGTAAGTTAGATGCAACATTTTTAACGGACACCATTTTAGTTTACAACAGTATCAAACATTCAGACGGAAACAGATATTCTTTTGAGTTTAATGTTCGCGTTGTTGACGGCGTTGTGGAAAACGTAGCTCTTTATAATTTTGGACAAGGAGATTTAGAGGTGATGGAAGAAAATAAATCGTCTGCAAAGAAAAAGTCCCCAAAAGGCATTTTAGGATTTTTTAAAAATTTGTTCGGTTGAACTAAATAATTTGCGCACCATCGAGTGATGAATGCGTAAACCCTGATAATAATATATAAACATATAGAATAGAATAGAATAGAAATATAAGCGTTACCTAATAAAATGTGTGTGAGAGGGACATGTGTGTGTCCCTCTTTTTTATTTCGTAATTTTTATTGCCGTGTGTAATATTGATTATGAAAATAAGTGTAAATCCTGAAAAGGCATTTATTATGTTTGTCTTGAGTTTGGGGATGGGAGTTATACTAGAATTAGGAGTTTTACCTGTATTTGGAATAACGGCGATATGGATATGGGTTTTAGCTTTGCAAGAGAAAAAAGATTGACTAATTTATAACAATAGGGTATAGTTATATGATGACTAGGGGTCAATATCAAGACTGTGCGCAAAAAATAAATTTTATAATAGATTCGTTAGACATATTAAAAGGTGATATAGAATCTTTTGGCGGGTTTCAAACTGAAACAGTGGAAGAAGATTTTTGGGATAATATAGAACATGCGGTTGTAAGCTTACAAGACTGCATGGAAAATCTCGAAGCTGACGAAGCTGTTTGTATTTTAAAAAAATCATAATGAATGTTTTTAAATTTATATTAGATTTTATCATGAAACTTTTCGCAACTAAAACAGAAGAAATATCGGTAGACGCTTCAGAAATACAAGAACAATTAAATAATCTTTCCAAAAGAATAGATTCTTTAAAACAACCCCAAAGCACAAGCACTTCAAGTTCAGATCTTTCTGCAATGGGAGATATGATAGATACTCTTCATGACAAAATAAAAGAAGTAGAACAGCAGTGTAAAAATGATTCATCAATTAAAAATATACAAGAAGAGATAAATAATTTAAAATCTCAAATTACAACAGTTCAATCTTCCAATAATATATCTACCCCCTCAACTTCTGCAACCCCTAAATTTGAATTTATATTAGAAAAAGATAGCGAAGGATTTTCAGACGCTTCTTGGAACGATATAATTAAAAAAGGCCAAGAAATTCAATACGAGTATTGGAAAAAAGCCGAAGAAACTTGGAATAAAAAAGTTAAAATGTATGAAGGCTGGCATGGATCTGCGATGTCTCCCGTAATAAAAATTATTTGTGAAGAGCCAGAATATTTATTTAAAAATACAGTTAGGCTACCGGGGAGATTTTGCTTATCGTCAAATAGTAGATGGTCTTCTGTTTTAAGATTTTATACATTTGGAGATAAAGTGCTAAAAGATGATACTGGTTACGGTTACAAATGGGACTCTCCAGTATGTATTTATGTAGAAGGTAAAACCCATACCAAAATGCCTGACGGTGGAACAATGATTATGAAACCGTTTGAGCAAACAATCGAAGAAGTAATTATTTGCCCCATGATGAAAGGAATTCCTATTTATTTATCTGAAGATCAAGATAGACTATCTATTCGTAATTGTAAAATACTTTCTCATGGTGGTGCTCAAGTTGGTATAAGGCATGGTCCCCAATTAGCTGAAAATAATTACCCGTGGGAAGGTGTTACTCAAAGCAAAAAAGGAGATTCTAATGTTTGGATAACTGATCCTAGATTTGTTGACTTACAAATGGAAGGTCCACACAATAATAAAAGACCTCAAGCTGCTATGTTTATGTCCGGCGCTAATATTATTGTTCAAAATCTAAATCTTTACGGTTGGATGCAGGGACCATATTTTCATGGAGGTATTAATAGAATTATAAATGGTCTCACACAACATTGGGGCAATACAAGCGATGGCAGAATGTATTGCGCTAGAGATGAAGTTGTTTCTTATACTGTATCATATACTGATGACACAAAAGATACAGACTCTTTTAGTTGTATAGCTGGCAACTTTAAACAATGGTACCTTAAAAAACATAGCAGAGCCCCAGAAAAAGGAGGTTGGCATAAATATAACGAACCAATCTTATGACAGAATGCGATATATGCAAGCAATCTTTCGAGGAAGTTGATCTAATATTATATCAACGAAAATACGAAAAAACAAATAAAACACTTTTTATATGCAAAAAATGCATTAATGATATTAAAGTAGATATAGATTCTATATTAGATGATATTTAAAGTCACAATTATGATAATAGATATTAAATCACAAGAAGAGTTTAATCAAGTAATTGAAGATAACGAAAAAGTTTTAGTAGATTTTTGGGCGCAATGGTGTGGACCATGTAAAATGGTTGCGCCAGCATTAGATCAATTAAATAAAGAATTAGATAACGTAATAATAGCTAAAGTTGATATAGATAATGTAACAGATGTACCAGAAAAGTATGGAGTTAGATCTATCCCAACATTATTAAAATTCGAAAATGGATCAGCCGAAGAAACAAGAGTAGGCTTTCAGACAGTAAAACAATTAAAAGATTGGATGCAATAATTTATGGAAGGAACATTAGGAGAAATTATATTATTCGCAGGTAATTACGCGCCAAAAAATTGGCATTTTTGTGATGGACAATTAATGAGGGTTCCTAAGAATCCAGCATTGTTTTCGATTTTAGGATGCCAGTATGGAGGAGATGGTGAGTTTAGTTATGCTTTACCTAAAATAGACCCTCCTGCTCCTAATTTACATTACATTATTTGCATAGATGGTAATTATCCACAAAGGAATTAAAAGTCACTTAATTGTAACGTGACAATATACCTAATCGCTGTAAGATTACAGTGTGGATTATTTACAATTCTGCTTTGATTGGTGGGCAAAAGGAGGCTTAGTTAACTTTGTTATACTAGGCAGCTCCTTTTTTGTTGGTCTTTTTTATCTAAGTAATAAATTTAGTAAAGGTTTTGTTAATATTATGATCGGTGTCGTCCCTCTTTTGGGGCTTCTTGGCACAGTTGTCGGCATGATTCAAACCTTTAATGCTCTTCAAAACACAGGAACAGACGTTCAATCATTAGCTGGAGGTATATCAAAAGCTATGATCACTACTTCTTCTGGGCTCTGTGTTGCTATTTTTGGCACAATATTCCTTCCTCTTAAAAAACCTGAAAAGTTAGACGACTATGAATCCCTTGATGATTTAACTGTCGAACAATTAGAAGAAATAGTTTCCCAACAAACAGTTCTGCAAAAAATAGTTAGCAATATACCACAAATAACTATTAAATCAAAATGGATTAAAAAATACTTGAGACTTAAAAAGTCTTTCAATAAAGCTTATAAAAACGTTTGGACTAAAGTTCAGCCTGAATGCAAGCAAGAACGCCCTTCTTTTATTTCTTATTTTTAATTTTTTATTATGTTAAAGCATATTATATTAACACTACTAACCGGAATAGCATTAAATGCTCAAATTATTGTAACTGATAATGATATCACCACAAATACTACGTGGACATCAAACAATGAATATATTCTTGATGGATTGGTATTCGTTGAATCTGGAGAAACATTAACAATTGAACCGGGAACTGTAATCAAAGGTAAACCGGGGCAAGGAGCTCAAGCATCAGCTTTGGTTGTTGCAAGAGGCGCAAAAATATATGCAGAAGGAACAAAAGAAGCTCCGATTATTTTTACTGCTGAAATAGATGATGTGTATAACACAGAGGACTTGGGTTCTAACGATAGAGGGTTGTGGGGTGGTGTTATTGTATTAGGCAATGCAGTCCTTAATAGCCCTGCTGATAGCGGTACACCTATTACAGATAATATTGAAGGTATTGATATTAATGAGACTAGAGGTCGCTTTGGAGGTGATGACGATAATGATAATAGCGGAGTTCTCAAATACATTTCTATTCGACATGGGGGTACGTTGATCGGAGCTGATAACGAGATTAACGGATTAACTCTTGGAGCTGTTGGTCGTGGCACCACCATTGAGTTTATTGATATCTTTGCAAATCTTGATGACGGTATTGAATTTTTTGGTGGTACAGCTGAAGTAAAATATTTATCAGTAGCTTATTGTGGCGATGATAGTTTTGATTACGATCAAGGATGGCGTGGTAAAGGTCAATATTGGTTTACTATTCAAGATGGTGACTCTGGTGATGGTGGTGAGCATGATGGTGATATTGACGATAATACAAGGCTTCCTATTGCTAAACCAATTATCTCTAATGCTACATTTATTGGCGGTGGTGTTGATTCTGGTAATGGCAAAAGAGCTTTTAATATTAGAGACAATGCAGGAGCGGTTTATTACAATAGTATCTTTACTGATTTTAACGGGAGAGCTATTGACGTGCAGGATGATAGTTTGACACGTATGAATAATGGTGATATTGATTTTCAGAATAATATCTGGTGGCTGTTCGGAGCTGGAGACACTCCTGAGACAATCGCTAATGAGAATGCTACACCATTGTTTACTGATCTATCTCTTAACAATCGCATTATTGATCCTAAGTTAGGTCCAATCAGCAGAGATTATGATGCAGTATTAGATCCACGCCCTCAAGCTGATAGTCCTTTGTATGATGGAGCTATTGCTTTAGCTGACCCATTCTTTGAGAATAACAAATACTCTGGAGCATTTGATAAATGGAATTGGATGCATGGATGGACTGGCATTTCTGTTAGTGGATATTTAGTATTAGATGAAGGTCAACAAACAATTATAATTCCAAATCCTATTCCTACAATTAAAATCCATTCAATTAATTTTGAAATTGAATTTGATGCAATCGAAGGAGTCGCTTACCAGCTTCAAACTTCAAGTGATTTTGTTAATTGGATCGACGTTGAGGACCCAGTTGGAGGTATTTTTGTTAATGGCAAGATAAAACTAATTACAGAGTCATCTAATTCTAAAAAATATTATCGCGTCATAGTAAAATAATTAGATTTTTACTTAAAAAGTAACATAATAATTGATGTTACTTAATGACGCTTATATATTTGATGTAGACGGCACTTTAACAGCTCCTCGTCTTCCTATGGACGAGGAGTTTTCTATTTTCTTCAAGAAGTTTTGCGATAATAATGTTGTTTATTTAGCTACAGGAAGCGATAAATTTAAAGTAGAAGAACAAGTACCCAAAGATATTTTAAAAGCTTGTATGGGCGTATTTACTTGCATGGGTAACGAATTATGGATGGATGATCACATGATTTATTCCAGAGAGTTTACATTACCGTCTGATGCTATCGCTTATTTATATGACGTTTTAGACGACACAAAATATCCCGCTCATAAATCAGGCTCTAAAAACTTTGAATACAGAGCTGGTATGTTAAATTTCAGCACTGTAGGTAGAGATATCACGCAAGAACAAAGAGAAGAATACTACGAATGGGATAAAATTCAAGGTGAAAGAAAAGAAATTTGCGACAACTTTAATAGATTATTTAATAAACATAATTTTTATGCATGTGTTGGAGGCAAAATATCTATAGACATACAAAAACAAGGCGAAGATAAAAGTCAAATATATCATTACTTAAGTGATCATGATAGAAAAATCTTTTTTGGCGATAAATGCGAACCCGGAGGCAATGATTACGCTTTAGCTAGTTTATGCGAAGTTAAATTCAACGTAAAAAATTGGCAAGACACAAAACAAATACTAACAAATTTAATTATAACAAATGGAAGAAATAATTAATTATCTAATACCGGCAGTTTGTATAGCATATGTAACATATATATGGACAGACACAAATGCTTTTTATGATTATTTTTCTTTTTCTAAAATATTTAGAAAGATTCCAATCATAAAAGAATACGAAAAATCTGAATACCAAATGGAGTTTCCGATGTTTTTAAAACAAAAACAAAGTTTTTTTTCTAAATTAATAACTTGCCATATTTGTTTGACTTTTTGGATGTCTGTGTTATGTTTTATTCCGTTGGAGCTAAATCTATTTGTTTTAGCTTATTTAAGTTTAATATTTTATAATTTCTTATGAAAATAAGAATGACTTATAAAGAGTTATTTAAAATAGTTTCAGCTCATAGATCTGAATTCATGGGAATAAGCGATGAGTTAGATCATTTTTTAAAAAATTTATCAGCTGGTTGTGGCGGATGTTTTTACCGAAGAGTAAATCATGTATTCGGACCTATGATTTCAAAAAATAAAGAAGAAGTTGAAAATAGATGCCTAAAAATTCTAAAAAAAGAAGTAGAACTTATTTAAAATGAAAAAAGCTAGAGTATTTACAGTTGTCAAAGGTCAGACTTACGACCCTCAAGGCACAGTTATTAATTCTGCTGCTAAACAATTAGGAATCAAGCACATAAAAGATGTTAAAGCTGGTAGACATTTTCTGTTATTGTTTGAAGAAGACACTCCTGATGAGGACGTAAAAGCAAGCACTGAAGAGGCTGCGCTTCGACTACTTCACAACGATATCATTGAAGATTACGATATAACTTACGAATTATAATATGAAAGAACATATATTAAATGCATTAGAAGCTCATTTTGAAGCAAAAGTGTTGAAAAATCAAGCACTACTTCAAAATTACCTCAACAACCCCGTTGGAATTGGAGAGCATCCAGACATTATAGATGAATGTATTAAAATCACAGATGAATTGGCTTCAGCTCAAGACAGTTTAGAAATCATAAAAGGAAAAAAAGTTTATGCCCGACCAAGAAAAATTAGACACAACTTATCTTAAAATGGCCGAAGCGTGGGCTGAGATGTCTCACGCTAGAAGAAAAAAAGTGGGTTGCTTAATTGTAAAAGATGGTGCTATTATTTCAGATGGTTACAATGGCACACCATCAGGTTTTGATAATAATTGTGAATTTGGTTTCACCCAACAAGGTTTAACCACTAAACCAGAAGTTCTTCATGCCGAAAGCAATGCAATCAGCAAATTAGCTAGGTCTACAAATAGTAGTGACGGAGCTACAGTTTATTTAACCTGTTCTCCTTGTTTTGATTGCGCTAAATTAATTATTCAGTCAGGAATAAAAAGAGTTGTTTACGGCGACAATTATCGAGATGGTAGAGGTTTAGAACTTTTAGAAAAAGCTAACATACAAGTGGAGCATGTAAATGACAAGTGATAATGTTTTAAATATTTTAAATGATGCGTTAGAAAAAGATCCTGTTGCGATGATGGCGCTGATTTCTACAACAGTTCCAACTAATTCTAATATTGCTAGCTCTTATGATATTAAAATTCATAAAGGGTATATTGAATTTGGACTACTTAGCATCATTAATAAGATAATCGAAAAAGAAAATAAAAAAATAACTTTTGATTATGATGTCAGCATAGAAGGTGAAATGCGTCCTAAAAAATTCATTTTAAAATGATGGATGAAAGACAAAGGTTTGGGTTTTGGCGCTGGACTGGTGAGATAATTCTTACATGGGAAATCGTACTTGTAGTGTATTATACTATTGAATGGACACTTTACAAGTTTTGACTATTATTAAATACGGAGTTCCGCTTTTAGCGGTTTTATTGTTACTGTGTGCAACTAAATTTAAATGACAGCAGAATCATTATTCGTTATCGGTGGAATTATCGGCGTTATATTAATATTATTTAAGGCAGCAAATGAGCGATGAAGGTTATTTAATAGGGTTTATACTAGCCGCACTGATACCCTTATCTATAGAATTCTTTTCTAAAAAGAAAAAATAAATTATGATTATTACTCTTTTAGACGGCGATACAGCTAATATTAGTTTTTCCAACAGAGTGCAAGTTAGTGTTCGAGGAGATTCTGATCGCAGCTATAAAGTTATATGGTATAAAAAAACATCAGAAGATTTTGAAATAGTAGGCCAAATGGATGTCGCAACAGGCACATGGGCTTGTTATGACTTTGAAGATATTGAGCACTGGAAAGTAGAATTTTATGATGAGAATAACTTTGTTGCAGAATATGATAATGATTTGAAAGATAAAGATGTGATTTTAATAGCTGACGTTCCTTTTTCTAAAGCTGGTAAATCTTTAGATTTTGATTTATTAAAAAATTATTGCAACGAAAAAGTTTTACAATATAATTGTAATTTAAAAGTTTATTTCGAAGGGTCTTCTAGAGTTGATTTCTCTAATCTTAATTTTAAACCTTTAAGATTGAACGAAGAAATTAAAGAAATGCATTATGGCTTAGAAAAAAGTTTTTAAATGAAAGATTTAATATATACTCGCCGAAATAGTTTGCCTAAAGATTTTTGTGATTTTGTTATAAATAAATTTGAAACATCAACAGATAACCAAATGGAAGGATTGTCTGGAGATGCTGTTCAAACTCAAATAAAAAAGTCTACAGATTTAATGTTGACCAATTTTTTAGATGATGCAGACTGGTCATATATTTATAATTATTTATCAGAAGAACTTCTGCAAAGCTTAGTTGAATATAATGAAAATGCACCTTGGATTTGGAGAAGGCAAGGAGGTTTTTCTAGTAAACTTAGTTTAGTTAGGTCTGTTCAAAATAGATTCACTGCTTCCAGTAATGGCAATTACCACATGCAAATGCAAAGATACATCGGTGATGAAGGTTATTACGCTTGGCACTTTGAAAACTACTTAGAACATGAACGTATGAGAAAAAGACAAATGGCTTTCATGTGGTATTTAAACGATCTTGAAAGCGGTGGCGAAACTGAATTCAAATTTCAAAAAACAAAAGTTAAACCAGAAGCTGGTAAAAGCGTTTTATTTCCAGCGTTCTGGACTCACACCCACAGAGGAAATCCTCCTTCTGGAAATCAAAGAAAATACATCATAACTGGATGGATAGAACAAAACACAGAAGAAGAGAACGCGTCTAACGAGTTTACAGAAGACTTTTTTGTTTAATGAATGTGTTAGAGCGGAGTTCTCCATTATTAATTCCCACATATAGGTTTAATTGTTTTGATCAGTATTTAGATTCTTTAAGCAAATCCGACAGGTATGATATTAAAAAATCTCTATCGGATAATTCTTATTTAAAATATGAAGAATCTTTTTATTCATATGAAGATTGCAAAAAATTCATGGATATTTGGTCGCAATCTAATCAATCTAGCTGGGGCGACTGGTACTCACAAAAAGAATTAGATACTTTACACAGCAAAGGAGTTTTAAAATGTTTTGTATGTGAGGATATAGCTTATCATTTTGTTTTAAATTGGGGTAATTATGTTTATTGTAACGCTCCACTATATAACAAAAATTTGTATTTGCAAAATCAAATCGCAAAATATATGTGGTCTAACTTAATAAAAAACTACATAGAAAATAGCGACGTACATTATATTGATTTAATGGGGCCTGAAAATTTTATTACTTACGGACAAGTAATTCAAAATAAAGCTAAAATTAGCGATAAAGGCGACTTTGGTTATAAATGGAGGTTTATACCTAAAGAGATAAAAAATGGAACTGATAAAGTATTGTCAGATTTAAAAATAGTATCAGATCAAACTTTTAATTGGAAAGGTATTGAGTTGCCTTCTAAACCAAGCAAACTACTAATTGTGGCTCATCCAGATGACGAAGCCATCTTTTTTGGTGGATGGTTATTAAATAATGCAGCGCATACTAAAGTTGTGTGCTTAACTTGTTCTAAAGATCCAGTGAGGTTTAAAGAATTGCAAGATAGTTTAAAATGTGCTGGAGTAAATTATTTTGAATGTTTAAACCAAGAAGCCACCCAAGATTTTTTTGAAAATAAAGATTATATTTTAGAAAATTTAACCCGGATAAAAAGCGAAACTGATTGGACGGAAATTATCACTCATAACATATATGGAGAGTACGGTCACTTACAACACATACAAACTCACGAACTAGTTAAAACCGTATTTAACAATGATAAAATTTTTGTTTACTACAATTTTAAAGACAAAACAATAAATATTAATAAATACAGTTTACTAGAAAAGCATAAAAGTCAACAACAATTTGGAATAAACGAAATAAAAGATAGTGAATGCACCGGTTCTGATTGGTACAAACACACAGTCAATAAAAATATGATAGATCATGAATCTATTATCGCACTATCAAAATTTAAAAATACATTAAAGATAAATTTAATTTGGACTCAAAGCGAAAACCATGTTTTATTTGATATTATCAAAGGAGTCCATCGTCAACTACGCAATAGAGGTCACGAAGTTGTTATCGCTAAATCTTTTCCTTTTAATAAAGCAGATGTCAATATTACATTTTGCAGAGAAGATTCTTTACAATGCTTAGAAAATAACGCACAATACTTTTTTGTTATAAATGATGAAATGATGGTTGTCAAAAACAATTACAATGAGTATAATAATTTGATAGATAAATCTATTCGTAGTTTTGTAAAAACTCGAAAAATCCGAGACGAACTTGGGGATAGATTAAATTTAGTTTGGGTGCCTGTATTAAGAGAGTGGAGCGTGTTCATCAGAAAGTTTGAGTCGCATATATATATGGGTTTAGTGTCGCAAAATAAAATATGAAAAAAGCAAAGATAAATTTTTCAGCAGAACTATCAGTATGTGTTTCACATTTAAATTTTGAATTAAAACGTCCTGATTTAGATTATCCAGATCATATTGGAGGAGACTACTATTTTAGTCTACCGACAAAAGAAAGAAAAAAATATAGATTGACAAATCCAGCATATTTGTTAAAACATTCAGACTATAACAGAATCACTAATTTAAAACTTGATGAGCAAGTATAAAGAAGCTGGCGTTGATGTCGCCAAAACAGATAATTTAGTCAAAGAAATCTCTGGGCTAGTTGACAACATAGGGGGATTCGGAGGTCTATTTGATCTAGGAGATAGCTACCTTGTTGGTGCTACAGATGGTGTAGGAACTAAGATTCTTTTAGCTCAAGAGTATAATATGCTCGAAGGTATAGGAATTGATTGCGTTGCTATGTGTGTTAATGATATTATATGTACCGGCGCTAGACCATTATTCTTTTTAGATTATTTCGCTTCATCTAATGTGGACGAAAAACAATATCTCACAATTATTAATTCAATCAAAAGAGGATGCGACGAAGCTGGTATTCCACTAATAGGCGGAGAAACAGCTGAGTTGCCCTCCTTGCTTCCAGATAAGCATTTTGATATTGCAGGGTTTTGTATTGGAATCGTTAAGAAGAAAGATTTAATCGATGGCAGTAAAATAAAAAAAGGTGATGTTGTTTTAGCTTTTCCAAGTAATGGTTTTCATAGTAATGGTTATTCTTTAGTAAGAAAAATCTTCAATAAAGACAAACATGAAAAATATATTGATAAAATACTAAAGCCTACAGAAATTTACGTTAAAGAAATAATTAATTTAATTGATAGTGGAGTCAATATCAAAGGTATTGCTCACATAACCGGAGGAGGTTTATCTAATTTAAATAGAATTTTACCGGAAGGCTTATCAGTCAATTGGAAAGGCGAAATTAATAAACCATTTATACTTGATATGTTTCAAAAAGATGGTAACATAAGTGATGAAGAAATGGCTAGGGTTTTTAACGGTGGCATCGGTATGTGTTTGGTGGTGGAGCCGAAAGAAGTAAATAAAGTTTTTTCTGGAAAAATAGCTAGACCCTTGATCGCTGTAGGTAATATAGTATGAAAGATATAATAAAACAAGTTTTAGATGAATACAGTGAGAATCATAGGCAAATAAATCTTGACAGCGAAGCTGCAAGGGTTATATTATCAGAACAAATAGCAGAAAGAATAGAGTTATGGCAAAATCAAAAGGATCTAGCAAACACCAAGAAAAACGCGGATTAAATAAAAAAATCAGCAACATGAAGGGAAGACATTCTAAAAACAATTCTTCTCGAAATAAGCAGAGTAAAAATTATAAAAAACCTTATAACAGACAAGGTAGATAATTAATTTATGCCAGTGTGGTGAAATTGGCAAACACAACAGACTTAAAATCTGTCGCCCGTTCGGGCTTGTCGGTTCGAGTCCGACCACTGGTACCACTTCTTTTCGCCCCTATAGCTTAATGGTAAAGCGTCCGTCTTATACACGGTTGAACTCTAGATGTGAGTATGTTGTAGGTTCGAGTCCTACTAGGGGTACCAATTTATAAATATAATTTATATGAGCGAAGAGTTTAAAAATAAATTAGAAAAATATCATTATATACGCAAATTAGAAAAAGCAGAGCGTACAATGAAAGATATTGTTGCTAAATGTGACACTGAAATACAAAGGATAAAAAGATACAAACCTCTTCCTATTACTTCGCGTTATAGAAAAAAACACGATATCGATTATCACCCTCCTACTTGTGGATTTGTTCACCGCTTTTCACTCGATCCAGATTTCCTTGGCTCTCACGAAGAATGGCATCAAGCTTTCGAAAGATTCGAAAAAAAGAAAGTAAACATATATGGTAAAAAAGTAGATCGTAGCAAGGTTTTCGCAGATAAACAAGAAATTAAAAATTTTAAATATGGAAAAAAGTCTCGATAGTAAAGAACAATCCGCAATGGGCAGACCTATACTTTATGATATTGAAGGTATATTAGGTAGAGCGGATTTTGAAATAGCTAGATTAAAAAAGATTGAACAAGCAAAAGATAAATCTTTATTTAGATACGAAGAATATAATAGTAGAGTAAGAGAAGAAACCTCTGGATACGAAGATAATTATTGGCTAAGTCCAGAAATAACAGGAACTATGGATGAATGGATAAAAGCTTATAAAAGATTTTGCAATAAAAAAGTAAACATCTATGGAAAAAAGGTTGACAGAACAAGATTATTAAACGATAAATTCGCAACAAATAAATTTAGTAAAAAATGGCAGGACTAGAAAATTTAAATAAAACATGGTTCGTGGATATCGACGGCACGTTATTAAACCATAAAACTAACGAAGAGTTAGATGAAATTATACAAAATAATAATATGGAAAGTCATTTGCACGAAACTCCTATTATTGATGCAATTAGTTTCATTAACAATCTTCCTAAAAAAGATAGAGTTATCTTAACTACTGCTAGAGAAAACCGTCATCTAGCTCATACAATTAGAGCTTTACATTATTTTAATATCAGATACAATAAAATTGTAGATGAACTTGGTGCTGGCCCTCGTATTGTTGTCAATGACATCAAACCTGCTGGAACCGCTGGAAACGAAGAAAATTTAGACACTGCTTATGCCATCAATGTAAATAGAGATCAAGGTAACATTAGAGAAAAAAATACTGAGATCGAACAAAAAATTCGATCCCAGTGTGAAGGTCAAGTAGAAATAATTTTTTAAGCTGGCGGATTTGGGTTAACTGTCGGATTAAATCCCGTCATAGTTACTGGGTGATCAATGCGACCTGAAACTTGGTTTTTTAAATTTGCCCACCAATCATTTGCAGTTGCGTAATCATTACAGTAATTACTAATATTTGAATCTAATGTCGTTTTATCTATATAAGGCATAAAACCAGTTGTTCCATCAACATAATTAGCAACATTAACTTCGTTTTCGTGGCTATCCACACCACTAAAAGTGCATGTTAAACCAACAACTAATTTTTCTACGCCCGTTTCAGCAGAATCGCACCAAAAAGGTTCAATTCTTGAAAATTGGTATGTGTATTCTCCAGAAATATGTGACATAATATTTAAAAGTACTTTGTTTATATTACACGTATTTTAATATTTTTCTAGACAGAGAACAAAAATTAATGTAATATAATATGAAAAGCCAGTTTAGCTCAGTGGTAGAGCAGCAGTTTTGTAAACTGCTGGTCGTCGGTTCAAGTCCGACAACTGGCTCCAAATTTTAAAAAATAAATGAAAAAGTTAATTTTATCACTTTTATTGTCGATTAGCTCTTTGAATGCTGATCATTTAAATTATCCTAGAAATATTATGTTCGATGACCCGAATGTAATTGTTTTTGTGAATGGCTTCAGGGTACACAGGATGATCAACCCAGAAAATCTTGATGAGCCAAGTACTCATCGATTAGTCTTGTACTCTCCTGAATATCAGTGGGACGGCTTCAAAGTAAACGATATTCCTCGTTTTGTTTCTATACATGTTAAACATTCTAAATCTGACATGCAGCATACAGTTTTTAAAAGATTAATTGAATCTGTTCCTGATTCTCATGGAGGTTTTTTAAAATTAAACTGTTTACTTGAAACAACAAGAAAAAACCCACATTTAACTAAACTCATTTTTAGATGGACTTTAGAAAACGCTAAACAATTTGGCGTTGTAGTTGGTCATGAGGTTATGAATGCTAATCCAGAAGAATATATGTCTTATAGACGTATCGTGGACGATGTAGCCCCAGAAATGGCTAATACCTTTGAATTAGGTTATGTTTGGCTTAATCCTAGATTGGTTGGCCCCGGCGTACCCCTCATTGAAAGATTCGCTACAGAATAAAAATTATGAGGCTAGATGTTTTAGAAGTTATAGAAAATAAAGATGGTACTTTATCATTTGAAGTAGATTATGATAGAGAATTTAAAAAAGAATTTGAGCGTAAATACAAAAAGCGCTTGACAAAAAAGTCTTTAACAGAGTATATTAATAAAGCTGTTGAAGCAAGTTATAAAGAAAGTAAAGATAATGAAAAATAGTACAGTATTATTATGGTGGTTCCTCTATATGGTAGTAGGAACTTTAGCGGCAATGGGCGGCGGATTCGTTTTCGGACTTGTAGCTGGAATGTTATCATTACCTGAACTCCCAATGATGGTAATTTTATTCCCAGTTTTATTCTATATCAATTTTATTGTTTATAGATGGTCAGTTAAGAAAATTGTAGAATCATAACATGAATAATTCAGATGTAAAGTATGATATTTGCGTCTGTTGTGGCACAGAATCGCAAGAACCAGAAGATCAACATGTAGATTATCGAAATTATTATGTTGATGGTACTGGACAACTCTGCGAAAAGTGCTATATTGAAGTATATGGCAATTACAGCCACTAATTTAAAAGACTAAATATATAATTCACTAACTCAACACACTCGATGTGTTTCACCAGTTTATTATAGTTTAGTCTTTTTTAGGGCCTTTAGCTCAGTTGGTTAGAGCATCCGACTCATAATCGGCAGGTCGCAGGTTCGAGCCCTGCAAGGCCCACCAATTTAACTTGAAAGATATACAATTTTACTATTTTTGTTGCGCCGTACGTAGAATTGTGGCATATTTACTAATAATTCACTAAAATAAAATATTATGTTTAAAAGAATAGATTATTTCTTTATTATTGCAGCTTATCTATCATTCATGATGAGCGTCGCCCTTTGGTTCCTCAAAGATAAATCAGCAGGAATGTATGTTGGTTTATGGGTTCCTAGTATTTTGACCCTTTGGGTTGGCATCAAGCAAATCGTTTATAACAGAAAGAAATAACATGTTGTTTTCATTGTTTATGTTTGGCGTCGTCATGATGGGAATCGTCGCTTTAGGCATAATTGAAGCGGGTGGATTTGATGACGATTAATTTGTATGACAATATTATGATTAAAGGTATTATAGTTGATTCAAAAATTAAAACGATCACGCAAGTCAATATCGAAGAGATTCTGGCAGGTGATTGGGAAAGAAGTTGGAAAGTAACAATTGGCAATATTATAGAATCAAAGAAGATCGCAAAAGTCATCGTTGATGATCAGAATGCAATCTATTTAGATTCAGCATTACTTTCTGATCCAGACAAACTTATTGAGCGGAGTGCAGAAGTTTGGTCTTGGTTGGGTCAGGATAGGTCATTTGTTGGCAAAGGGCTTCTTCTAGGGCATTCACAAGATAGTGATGTCCCGACCAGTACTTCCTTCGTTCCTAGTCGAGTAGGAGAGTATGCTTCTCTAGCAGAAACTGAAATTGTAGAACTAGACTCTTAATAGCATGTAATTGATACATATTTAACATGAAAAAGAATATTTACTTAGCCTTTTTATTCTTAAGTTTATCAACAGCGTGTTCCCAAAAGTTTAATATTCATGATCCGCTGCCAACTTATTGGCAAGTGAAATACAATGAAAAAAACTACAACGA